TAGCGTCTTCTCACCTAGTTACTCCCGTTCTGGAGTTATTACAGGCGAAGATCAACCGCGCCATCATCCCCGAGCTTTTACGCACCGTCGATGCCGATCCGTCACAACAGTATTTGATTTCTTTCAAATGGGATCGTGAAGCCCGATTAAGCGGGGAAGAAGCGAAAGCAAACGCGATTCGTCTCCAAACGAAAATCGATGCTGGTGTTCTGACTCGGAATGAAGCAAGGACTGAACTGGGTTTATTGCCGATTGTAGGCGGCGATGTCGTGACGGTAAGAACTCCTTACGGTCCTATTCCGTTGGACGCAGTTTTACTCGGGGTAAACATTCCTCCCGATTCTCCGGTCGGGCCTTCAAGCAATCCTGGCGGGGGCGGTTCTCCGGTTCAAACGGAAGACAACCTTGCAGCGATTGATGATGTTTCGAAGAAGGTTGCCAACAATTTGAGGGAAAAAGCAAAAGAGCATAACGCAGACGTGGGAAGTGATAAAAGAAAGCGGACCACCGCGAACACGTTAGCAAAAGTGTTCAATCGCGGAGTCGGCGCTTACCACACGAACCCGGAGTCGGTTCGGCCCAGTGTTACGAGTCCAGAACAATGGGCTTATGGGAGAGTAAATTCGTTTCTCTATGCTTTGAAGAATTTGAAGTTCAGGCGCGGAAAGCACGATACGGATTTACTGCCCCCGTCACACCCCCTGCATTCGAAGAAAGAAAACCGTGCCAGAATCGGTGTTTCTGACCTTCCACTCGCGTCATTGGATGAACCTTGGGGTTGGGAATCCGGCGCTCAAGACGAAGTGCTTGGCGACCCTCCCAATTGGACTCGTTATGGTCGTGCTCACCTCTGGAAAGACGATTCTAACTCTGACAGGAAGTCGGGTTACAAATTCCCGATTGCAAGGATGATTGACGGAGAACTCAAGATCGTTTTCCGAGGTGTCGCATCGGTTGTCGGCGCTTTGAAACAAGACGGAAAGCATGAATCATTGAGCCGAGTTCCGGTAGATGAACAAGTAAGAATCTACAACATCATCAAACAACTTTATCTGGATTTCGATAAAGAGCCTCCTTTTATTGAAAGGTTGGAACGGGCTGTTGGCGACACAGACCCTACAAATTTCCCGTTCGATGGCGATGACCTCAAAGTTTCGCTTCGCAACTCGAATTTCGAGGTATTCGATCCTGATTTCGCAGAGAAATTGAGGTTGGAATACCCGGAGATTTGGAAAAAGGGCGGTAATATCCTCGGCAACACGCAGTACCGGCGATTGAAGCCCGTGGTTGCCAGGGGTGGCGTTGTTGAAACGGAAACCGAAGAGAAGGCGGTTCGACTCCGGGAAGCATGGAGTTCACGCCATTTCAAGGATTTTCGACTTGCCGGCGTTGTCGCTCAAATCAAATGGTACACCGTTGGCTCACGCGGCGAAAAGTACATGAAAGACCTTGTGCGAGAGCAAATGGCGAAGGTTGATGCAAGCCGAAGTCAAGGTAGAACCATGCCGGAAGCATGGATCACTGGTGAGCGTTTTGCAGACGTTCGGACGTTGGATTTACCGGCTTTATCGAAAGCCATTTTGTCGTATACGGATGATGTTTCCTACATGATGCAGGAAACGGAAGCTCAAGTCATCGCATTGTTTGCATCGTCGTACTCCGCGACGGGAATGACTGAAGAATCCGCATTCGAGTTGAAGAATCGGGTGCGCGATGCGATTTCAGATTTCGCTCAACGATGGGCGATGTCAACGAAACCGTACTATGACACGGCAAACAAAATTGGGGAGCGCGCGGCTTCCGAGTTTGTTGGTTTCAAAGTCAATGCCAATCAACAAAGGTCCGCTTTGTTCCATGAAACTGCGATGGGGTATTTGGTTACCTCGAACGGTTTGCTTTCGAATATCCGAGATCGATTGGTTGCAGTCATTGATGCGATTTCCATCTCTGGTCGTTCGGACTTTGAGACGGATGGTTCATCCGTAAAAGGAACTTCTGCCCAAATCAAGCTTCCGAAATTGAAGCCAGGAGCTTCTGTTTCCGAGGTATTGACGGCTGCATCAGCGGCTTTTGGAGCGAACAGAAGCCGGGTTGCGAATTGGGCAGGAAAGCTCAACGAATTGGCGAATGAATCGTTAGCCGAGTCGCTCCGTTCTGCTCCCGACTCCTCAAATTGGTGGGTCGAATGGATTAGTTTGTTCGATGAGCGTACGTGCAACACTTGCGCCGTCGAAGCAGAAAAAGGGTTACAGCGACTTGCTGACCTCCGACATTTTCCAGGCGGAGATACGGAATGTCGGGCTCGTTGTCGTTGTGTGCTTGTTTACTGGCCTGCTGATGAAGTCAATCGCATGTAGCTTTTGAATTCCACATTAGTAGTAAGTTTTCAAATTGACATTATACGGTGCAAACTATTAACGTGATTAAAAGACGCCATCAGGCGCGAGCACCTTTGGAGAACACATGAGCCGCGCTACTGATACGATGAAGTTAGATGAAACTGTTTCGCTTGATAATGGGAAGAAAGAGCGGTTTTTCCGTGGAAGGTTTCCATTCAGTGGCCTTCCCATCAAACCGTCGAGCGTAAGCCGAAGCGAACATTCTTCCGAAGAAGAAGTGAATGAAAGCTCTGAATTGTTAATCAGCGGCGTTGCTTCTTCGACTTCAGTTGATCACTATGGAACGGAAATGAGCCGAACGGCTTTGGATTCCATGAGCGATCAAATGCAGAAAGGGCTACCGATTCTCCCGCGCCACAACAACGGAAATCGCGCTGTTGAGTGGGATGAAGTTATCGGTCGGACTGTTCGGGCGAAAGTCGTAAAGTCTGATGTCGTTCAAGCGGCAAATGATTCGGAGCAGGGATATACCCTGGTTCTGGATTCGGTGTTGTATCGTGACGAGCCGTTAGCGAAAGAATTAAGCCGTCGTTTGAGCCGTGGCGAACCTATCGGCCAGTCAATTGGTGGTTGGTTCCTCAACGTTCGTGTTCTCGAAGATTCAGATGGGAATGTTGAGCGAATGGTTGTGGAACAAGTTGACCTTGACCACATCGCCATCACTCGCGCTCCTGCGAATCCAGATTCATACAATCTTGCGCTGCGCAGCATGATTGAAGGTGCCATCAAGACAGAAGACGAGCGCCATATCGTTTCTGTCGAAGAGAAAGAAGACTCTTTCGTTGTTGAGTTCGCCAAACACCATGAAGGCGAGATGGAAGAAGAGTCGTATCACGACGATGAAAAGTCGAAGCACGACGATGAAGAAGAGATGGCAAAGCACGACGATGAAGAAGAGATGGCAAAGCACGAAGAAGAAATGGCTGGCCATGAAGAAGAAGAAAAAGAGATGGTCGAAGACGGGCCGGAAGACACTCGCGGCGCTGTTGAATTCGCTGACCTTCCTCTCGCGCCAATCGATACCGAATGGGATTGGAGCACCGAAGCATCTAACCTTGTTTTAGGGGACGATGATTGGGATCGGTATAAACGAGCACATGTTTGGTTTGATCCCGAGAATGCCGAAACAAAAGCAGGTTACAAATTACCCATTGCCCTGTTTATCGATGATCGGCTTCACGCAGTCTGGAGAGGAGTTTCCGCTGCTCTGGCGGCGCTGAATGGTGCGCGCGGCGGCGTAGATATTCCCGAAGAAGACCGGCAATCGGTTTACGATCACCTTGTTAAGTATTATGAGAAGTTCGATAAACAGGTTCCACCACTGAAAGAATTATCAATTATCGATAGTTCAAATTCATTGGTGGGTCTTGCACAAGTTAGTGAAACATGCAACACTTGGGACGACGCCGAAAAAGGTGCTCCAAATAACACCCCCACCGAGGACCAATCCATGACAAAGGACGATCTTGACGCAATCCGCTCGATGATCGAGGCGTCGGTTGGAGGCATTGCCGCACGGCTGGACGCTGTCGAAAACCGGACTTCGGTTGACAACGCACCGACGGCGACCTCTGACGATACCGAGATTCAGCAACTTCGAACCCAGCTTGAGGCTGCCCAAAAGCAGATTCAAACGCTTGCTTCTCGCCCCGTTCGGGTCGGGCGCGCTACGATGCCGTACGCTCCGGAAGGAAAAGCTGGTGTTACTGCTCTCGCTGGACTCGCCGAGCGGGCGAAGACCGACGCTCCCACTGTGGCTGCAACGGTTGTTCAAAACAGTGGTGAGTCGCTCGATCAGACCACTGATCGCTCTACTCTTATTCGCATGTTAACCGATGTGCTTTGTGCAGCAGAGTATGACGGTTTCCTTGGCAACCAAAACATTGCTCCTCGTTGGGGCTAGGGGAAAACGATGTCTATCGATTGGAACCAGTATGGCGGCCCCACTTGGCTCGGATCTGCTGATCCGGCGAAACGGGAAGCTTTCGAGCGCGCTATCAACGTCAGCAACGCCGGGTCGGTCCTTATCCAGACCTTCATCAACCGCGTTGTCCAGATGCTTACGATCCGTGAGTTCGGTCTACAGTCGGTTCTCGACCGTTACCCGGGTTCGGGAGACAAGGCATACATCAACCGTCGTTCGGCGGGTACTACGGGCGCAGAATGGGTCGCAGACACCGGTTCTCTCACCGAAGAGAGCGGGTCGTACGCCCAAACTTCGTTCACGTACCAGACGCTTGCGACCCGTGGCAAGGTCACGCGGAAGCTCCAGGCGATCGGTCGTTCTTACGGCGATGCTCTCGCCCAGGAAATGACCGGCAAGGCCGAGGATTTCGCCGCTGCGCTTGAATCCGGACTTATCTCCGGTGACAGCAACGCGAATGCGAACCAGATCAACGGCTTGCTTACCCTCATGTCCAACATCGGCAGCAGTGCCGTTGTCGGTCTGACGGATGCCGCCGCTGGCACGAGTCTTTCGCTCGCTTCTCTCGACGAGGCGATTGACAAGGTCAAGGGTTCGGCGATGCGTTCCGACCTTGTGATTGTTGGCTCGTTCGCGGGTCTTCGGAAGGTCAACGCTGCGCTCCAGGCTGACCAGCAGTTCTCGAATATGACCGAGATTGCTGCCGGTTTCCGGGTTCGCACCTACGATGGGATTCCGCTTATCGTGTCCACGGCAATGCCCGACACGCTTCAACCGGCTTCCGGCGGTTCTTCGCTTCTGACGTTTGACGGGGGAACCTCGACTGCCCTCGCCGTCCTCAACAAGCGTTACTGCTACATCGAGGAGCTTACTCCTACGACTGTGATGCCGCTCTCGAAGACGGATTCGCAATTCGATCAGTTCGATATGTTCTGGGACGGTGCTTACGTCCACGCGAACACTCGCGGCGGCTCCCTGCTTATCGGGTTGAGCACGTCGTAATTCGATCGACACTGATCAAGCCCGGTCAACTATTCAGCCAGTTGACCGGGCTTTTGTGTTATTGTACAAGTGATTAACGAGGTTGAAATGAGTGGCATTGCTCCTACGATTGCTCCAAATGCAGATTCTTACAATTTTGTCCTTTGTAAAGACAAATGGAATCCGGAAATGAAGCAAGTGATTCCGACATACGACGAAACGCTTCACAGTTACAACATCACTCATGGTGATGGAGTGGCTCGTACAACGTTGTTTGTGAATTCGCAGCATGCATTCAACGCATTAAGGAAACGGGGTTGGGTTGATTTCACTGCTTCTTACAGGCAATCGGTTGAGGTTGCCGAAGAGGTTGTTGAAAAGCCGAAAACCCGTCGTGGTCGTGGGCGGAAGCGATAGATGCTAACGAGCCGGAACAACGTCAAAACTGTTCTCAATATCCCTGCTGGGATTACGTATCAGGACGCAGTCATTGATTTATGCGTTGCTGCTGCGGAAGACGTTGTTCTTGGTCACCTTGGTTTAACGACTACGGCCGTTATCACGGTGAATGAAAAGTTGGATATGGATTTGTTAGGGCAACGCGAGGTTGCTTTAACTTACCGCCCTGTTGTTAACGTCGCTGCACTTACGATCGGCGGCGCTTTGGAAGCAAGTTCAAACTATTATACGACCGAGTATGGTTCTCTTCGGTTGATCAATGATGGTGCTTATTTCCCCACGGGCAGACAAAATATTGAAGTCTGTTATACCGCCGGGTTTTCTTCTGTTCCCAATGATATTGCTATGGCAACAACTTTGATTGCAGTCCAAATGGTAAATGAAGGTCGCCACTCGGGATTCCGTTCCGAGCGTATGGGCGGCTATGTTTATTACCTTGGAAACGGCCAATATTCTATGATTGTTCGAAGAATTCTTGGAAAGTATACGCGAGTCTTCGCTCGATCATAGTTTGCGTCCTGCGTCTCAATTGTTGCTCGGAACACGGTTTATTCGAGCTTTTGAGGAGTAGTGACGATGAAACATATTCAATCGTGGATTGATGCAGTCAGTTACGGTGCTAGCGTAGCGTTGACCGAGTGTTTGCGTGCGAATAAACCCATCGGTTTTGCTTCGTTGTCCGCTAACGACCATCAAAGGTGTGCGGTCGTTCTCGTCGTTCTTGGCGAAGATTTGTGTGATCGAATCGTGGACGACATTTGTGAGAACCACGGTGCAACGGTTGTTTCCAAAAGCTTTATCGAGTCTTGAGGGGAATTATGTCGATCACAAGCGATTATCTCATTGCCAATTATTCTGATGTGATTGAGTCTTTAGTAGCGGAAGGGCTTGGTAGACGACGATGTGCAGAACACATTTCAGAGTTGATTGGTGAGCCCGTCTCTGCGTGGGCTATGCGTATGGCTCTGGAAAAACTCAAAATTGGTGAGCAAACGCGAAGAAGCAATTTGATTGACATGGTGATTGAGGATGAAGTCACCGAAGAAGAACCAATCGAACAACTTGTTGCTCAACGTGTTGAAGTAAGCAGGAAAAAGAAAAACAAAGTAACAAAGCATAAAAAAGTCGTTCGGTTAGAGTCGAAGCCAGTTGGGATTATGATTTTTGGCGACCCTCATGTTGATAACGAGGGTTGTGATTGGGATACACTCTTCGATCACATCAAATTAGCTCAAGAAACCGAAGGCGTATTGGCGGCTTGTGTAGGTGATATGCAAGATAATTGGGTTGGTCGACTCGCCCGGTTGTATTCGAAAACCAGTGTAAAGGCCGAAGACGGATGGCGGCTTTCGGAATGGTTTCTCGATCAACTTCAATGGATTGCTATTGTTGGTGGAAACCATGATGCTTGGGCACATGGGCCGGGTGTTGACCCGATGGCTTGGCTCACGCAGAAATGCGGAGTCAAATGTTATGCTCCCGATGAATTGCGCGTAACAATCAAGTGGGAAGATCAGGAGTTAGAACCTGTTGTTTGGATTTTGCGCCACGATTTTTCTGGAAGGTCGTGGTATCATCCCACGCACGGACCTCACAAAGAGGCTATGTTGGACGGGCGATGCCATTTGCTCACTGCTGGTCATTTGCATCAGTGGGGCATTCTGACGACCGAACAACGGCATGCACGGATTACTCATGCACTGCGGGTTCGTGGTTACAAACGAAATGACTCGTATGCGAAAGAGAAAGGTTTCTTTGAACAAACGTATGGTGAATCAGCTTTAGTCGTGATCAATCCGTTTTCGGATGGACCGGGTAGAATTAGTGTTTTTTGGGATTTGGAAACAGGTTGTGATTATTTGACTTGGTTACGTTCCCAACATTGAAAGAACAGTAGAGAGTGAAAAATGAAGGTTTTGGTTACTGGCGGAGCCGGGTTCATTGGCTCGTTCGTGGTGGATTTACTGCTCGAACGTGGGTTTGAGCCGGTTGTGTACGATTGCTTGTTGCCTGATGTTCATCCATCGAATGATTGGCCTGACTACTTGAACCCTGACGTCCACAAGATTCGAGGCGATGTATTAGACCAAGAGTCGCTCGCAGAAGCGTTGAGTGGTTGCGAAGTAGTGATTCACCTCGCCGCTGCTGTAGGGGTTGGTGAGAGCGCATATGAACCAGTTCATTACGTGAAAAGCAACACGCTGGGGACGGCTTCGCTTTGGCAAACCATCATTGAGTCGGATTCCAAGCCCAAAAAAGTTGTTGTTGCCGGTTCAATGAGTTCTTACGGAGAAGGGTTGTATGTCTGCGAAGACAATTCCTTTCGTTATCCGGGAGTTCGTTCAGAAGAGAATCTCAAAGCCAGAAATTGGGAATTCAATTCTTTGACGCCGAAAGCAACTCCAGAGTGGAAAGAGTTCGATATTCAATCCGTATATGCTCAAACGAAAAGAGATCAGGAAGATATGTCGATAATGATCGGGGAACAAAACAACATTCCTGTTGTAGTCCCCCGGTTTTTCAACGTTTACGGCCCCCGGCAGCAAATGTCCAACCCATACACGGGTGTCGCTGCGATATTCAACTCCATGATTTTGAACGGCGAAGCCCCCCGTATTTACGAAGACGGGGGCCAGTCAAGGGATTTCATTCATGTTGAGGACGTGGCAGAGGCGGTAGTTCGAATGGCTACCGAAGACGACATTGTTGGTGTTTTCAATGTTGGTACTGGAAAACAAACCACCATCCTTGAACTTGCACAGACGTTAATCAAACTTCATGGTTCAAATCTGCTCCCAAATGTGGTCAACAAATACCGAGTAGGTGATATTCGGCATTGTTACTCGGACAACCGCCGGTTACGTGGTTATCTGCCGGATTGGAAACCACGTACTCCGGAAGTTGGCCTTGCAGATTTGGTGCAATGGGCAAAGCAACAGCGTCCCGAAAACAAAACACAAGAAGCCCACAACAAGCTTGTGGAAAAGGGTCTCATTCGATGAAAACGTTAGCTGTTTACACCGATTCGCCGGGATGGAAGGGGTTTCCTCTCGCTTTCAACATTGCTGATTGCCTCCGTGGGAAAGGTATGACGATAAGCGTGCTTCCGATCCCGCGAATCACTGAATCTTTTGTTCTTGATGATGCGATCAGAACAGGAAGTTCATTGTTTTCAGCTATTCCTGACGACACCGAAGTCATTTCCATCGTTTGGCTCGGAAGGTTCAGTACAATTCCTCCAAAAGTTTATGCTCGGTTGATTCACGAATCGACAACAACACTCAACATGATTTCCGACTTGTTGGTTGTTGTTCAGAACCCTTTGTTCCCGAACAATGTTGGCGAATCAACGCATAGGCGGTGGATGCGCCGGCTACGCGCAGAAGGTTTGCCTTACGATGTGTCTACCTCTCAAGACCTTTGGGAATCCGAAGAATCGTATAAACAAAATCGCTATGTTGGTTTGTGTGAAAGGATAACAACTGAAATTATCGAGAATGTTGACCTCGAAGGTTTGGTGCTAGAACAAAGCAACAATCGTTTCCTCCCGGAACCTGTTAAAATCATTAAGAAAGAACGGAAGGCTGAAGCCAAGAAGCCGAAGTTACGCCAACGCGAGCAGAACGTGATTACAATCACAACGCCGTATCGGAGGGATTAATGAGGCATAATCGAAGAACGATCGGAATTGCGCTGAATTTATCAAGTGCTTCATTCCCTGGCTTCAGCCGATGTGATGATGTCATTGCGAAAGAAGCATCTTCCCCGTTTGGCAATGCCCGGGTGACTTGTTGCCCAAGCAAAAAAGTGCTTACAAGCTACGATAATGGGTTGACGATTATTGGATTTGGACCTGATTCAGCTTCGAACAGCAAAATCATTTCGTCTGCGGTTGGTTCTGTTGTAGTCGTTGTTTCGTTCCGAGAACTTACGAAGAGCGAGATCAGGGCGGTGGCTGTCATTGACTCTGATCCGCTTCGGAGAAGCATTTACACTGTGGTCGGTGTCGGGGAAGTTGACGAGTGGGAATCCACCATCGAAGCGGCTTGGGAAGCGGGAAATAAACCTTCCGTTGTCGAGTACATTCACCGGTCTCCTTACCCAATTGAACCCGTAAAGCATCCGGAAGAAACACCCACTTCGGCAAGCATCGAAACTGATGTAGAGGTTGAAGAAAGTGATATTCAGCAGTCCGAATAGTTTCTATACGGTTGTCAGAAACCTGTCGGTTCTGCTAAACGCAACCGCGCAGGACACGATGTCATTGGATTATGCGCTTCAAAGAGAAACTTGCCTTCAAGTACAAGTCTCTGGCGGTTCTGATGGTACGGGAAGCATTACGTTCACGGGGACTGTGGTTACTTCGCCCGGTAATACGGGTGCAGGATCGGAAACTCTGACTTTTACCAACAATGGTTTCAAATCCACTTCAAAAAGGTTTGTGTCCGTTTCGAGTGTTACCACGACGGGTTTTAGCGATGAATCAACAGTTCCAACAATCAAAGTGAAATCAATTGGTCCTGACGGTTCAATCCAACACATGCAAACCACTTTGAAGACGGGTTGGCCCGGGTTTATTGATCGCGGTGGTACTTCGAGCGGACCCGGTCAGCGTCCGTATCGTGGTGAATGGCCGAGCATGTCCGAGCAGGAACAGGCAAGGTTATACATCAATTATGATGAAACTTGGTATCCCCGGATCGGGGACATTTTTGTAGATGAAATTGATGCTTCGGAATGGTTCGTGCGGAGCGTTCCGATCCGATTCGGCGGTTACTTACCGCGTTTTTGGGAAATCGTTGTGACAAGGCGAGACTCTTCTCAATCAGAATGACGCCAAACAGGCGCAGGAGAAAAAATGAACTCGGTTACTTTTGATAGTAACAACGATACGCTTATCGTTGTGCCTACCGTTGCAGACCCTTCGGTGCTTCTTCCAAGCATGCATTTGCTTGTGAATCGCGTGCCTGCCAGAACTCGTATCATGGTTTCCATCAACCCTGATTCGGTTGAGAACGCGGCGAAAAGCATTCAAGCCCTTCGCGTCTTGCGGGCTGCATGCCCAAACGGGGTAACCCTCGATATGCACGTCGAGGACGGGCTTCGCGGATTCGGCGGTGCTATCAATATCGGTCTTCGCGCTGCGATTCAATCTGGTGGTTTGCCCGAATATGTGCTCATTTTCAACGATGACCTGCGAGTTACGCCGGGTTGGTTGACGAAGCTTTTAGTCGCAATCAACAGCGATGACATTTCGTTGTGTACGGAGCCGCCGGTTGTGGTCGATGGCAAGTTGGGGAGTCGCCCCGTCAGAGATCGGAAGTTGTATGGGAAAATCGGAATGATTGGCCCGTGCAGCAATCAAGTCGCAGGTATTCAACAAGTCGCATTGGATGAAGACGTGTTGAAACAAGCGATGCAGTTGAAGTTTGGTCACGATCAAATGACCCCTACCGTGAAGGACCAAGACCTTTACGATAGTGCCGCTGCGGTTTGGCACACGCAGAATCCGGATACGTTAAACCTTACATGCAACTTTTTAAGCGGATTCTGCATGATGATCCGCCGTGATTGTTTACTCGACATTTGGCTGGAAGGGAATAACGGCCCGATGTTCGATGCGGATAATTACCCGATTGCTGGTTACGAAGACAATGATCTTTGCCACCGAGTAATGATGGCAGGTTGGCGGTTAGCGGTTGCTCGCGGAGTTTTCATCGGACACCTCGGGCACCAAACTTTCGATCGTGCTTTTCCGGAAATGATGCGCGGTATGCGTAACCGGGAGAATTACTACCGGAAGTGGAAAAAGACGGGGTCAAACCGCATGATTAGCATTTACCGAGTTGCTATTCGTACGGTTCAAGACCTCCATTATTGGAGGAATTCGATTGCGAAAGCTTGTTCCGTCAGCGACGGCATCGCGGTTTTGCTTACGAATAATCCGCTCGAAATCCAATCCGGAAGCGATTGGAACCAGATGCACGGGAGTTTGCAGGACTACGATATTGCTTGGCTTCGATCTTGCTCGAATGCGAATTCAACCGAAGTTGCGAATGCAACGATGGACTGGATCAAGTCCATCTCAAAGTTGGTTGGTTTCGAGCCCGATGTTTCCGTTGAATGTTGGGAAGGGTTTTGGAATGAGCGCGATGAAAGGAATCGAGCCATTGAACTCGGAATTCAGATGGATGCCGACTGGTTGTTGTCCATCGATCACGACGAAGTCATTGAAGACCAAGTAACAAGGTATCATTTCGAGCGGTTATTCAATCACCCAGATCCCTTGGTGGATGGTTTCGAGTTCGGTTGGTTGAATCATTGGGAAAGCCCTCGGATGATTCGCGTTGATCGACCTTGGGGTGATGGCGGAAGCTATTCGGGTGGTATGAGCGGAACCCGGCTTTGGCGAGTCAACAAAGCGAACCCTCGGAAGATCATTGCGGGAACTGAAAAGGGACTTCACTGCGGTAATTGCCCAGATTCCGGCAATGGCTCTCGCCGAGTAGCAAACATTCGATTTCGCCACTTCGGGTACATGCATAGTTCACAACGTACGAACAAATATGCTTGGTACTCAAAGATCGATCCGAATCCCGACGCGGTTCTAGTTGGAGGCAATGATTACAGTCACATTGTTGCCGAAGAAGGGATGAAGCTACGCCCCTACGTTCCCCACAATCGCATCGGCTTTTACATGCTTACTCATTCCGGTGAAAGTCCGGAAGACGTTGCAATGTGGCTGAATGATTCTTACTCGATGTCCGATGCGATGGTTTTAGTTTGGACCGGCGAATGGTCTGACGAAGATAAGCATTGGTTGGACTCCAACGTTGATGAGTTGGATATTCCGGAAAACGAATGGCCCGAGACTGGACCCGGACGCACGTTGGCTGCGTTTGCGAAACTTTACGACGTGATTTGGGTCCATTCAGAGTTCGACGATGACTTGTCGGAGTGTCGGAATGCAGCATTGAATCAATTGCAGACTCAAGGCGTTGATTGGGCTTGGTTTCAAGACGCAGATGAACGGTTCCAAGGTGAACCAACTGTTAGCCTGCGTTGCATTCGTTCCATGGTCGAAACGAGTGACGGATGGGGTTGGATGTTCAGATTCCGGAACTTCCTGCGAGGCGCACCCGCATCCATGAGTGAAAGTCTTCGGATTACTCGGTTGGATGCGTCCGGAATCATGCGCATGAACTCACGGGTCCACGAGGGATTCGATGCAGCGGTCAAAACGCTCCGCAAGAACGGAGTGCATCCTATGCTTCGATACGCGCCGTTCACTTGCAATCATTTCGGACTTACGGTCGAAGACGACAAGCTTGAAGGAAAGTTGAACAAGTACCGGCGCATGTTGGTGAAAGAACTCGAAGACAACCCACACAATTCTGGTGCTTGGGTTTCGCTCGGCCTTCAATTCGCGAACGACGGGAACCTCGGCAAAGCTCAAGAATGCTACGAGCGCGGCGTTGCATGTGCCGGCGAAAGCTACTTGGCCTTCAAGGAATTGGGAGTTCATCACCTTCGATTGGCGAAAGCATTGTTGGTTGAAAGCGCAAAACGAACAACGAAGAAGCATCCATGGCAGGAAGAAGTTGTCCGGGTGGTTGAAGCATTCGGGCATTTGACAGTTCAAAGCCGTGTTGGGAATACGACCCTTCCGGACATTGAACTTCCTTCATTCTCACTGCCCGATGAAATGGTCTACCAAATGATCGAAGATGGGTTGATTCCGGCTCCGACAGATGGGCACGAAGAACAACCCTAGACGACGTTCTGGGGGCGCGTGGTCGTTCCGGGGTGACGTGCCCCGGCGACCCGTGTAAAATCGTTTCTGTGGGCCATTCTGATTAATCTAGGCTTATGGTGGCATCATGTATCGCGTGGACTCGAAAGATTTACGCATCACGCTCCAGACGTTCAAACGGCTTATCAAAACAAACCGGATGGCTGCACATGCAGCTATTGATGCTGCCGGTGATGTTGCTCTGAAAGCAATCCGAAAGAACCTTTCAGACCACACATATACTCAAGATCAATTAACGGCTTTAGATCACCCGTATGCAGTCAGGCACGGACGCATTTTGGTTCACAGTCAACGACCTTGGTTGGTACACGATCAAGGTGGTGGAAGTATCCTTCGAACCTTGAAAGGCGAAGTTGTCCACACAAGGAAATCGGTTGACTACCAAATCTCTGTGAGTGGTTTGGTGGCGGAAGCTGTGATTCAAGGAACGAGCGTCATGTTGGGTCGCGATACGCTAAATCAAACAGTCCAACAAAAACAAGTACAAAAAAAGCTTCAAAAAGTATTAGCTTCTACTTACAGGAACCGCGTACTCAAGGTGCGGTAAACATTGGATAACTAATGGCGACTTCGACAATCAACGTTGTTCAACTCATGCGAAACACGCTTCTTGCGAATTCGTTAGTTACCAATCTCGTCGGTTCACGAGTGATGACATCGCATCGTTTTGATGCCTCACAAACAACGATCGATATGCCTGTTTTGATTCTCGCCCCACAGGGCGGTTTTGCAATGTCGAATAAAGCAAAGCAAGAACAGGTTGTTCACTTATATTCGTATTCAAAGTATAGTTTTGGTGAAACACTCGACGTATACGCAGCGGCATTTGACGCGTTATGCAGTGAACGGTTGTACGATCCGAACGTAGCAACAGCGGGTTATTGTTATGAATCGGATAGACCGAGAACAGGATTCAATGATAGGTTAATTGCATGGTATGCCCGAGGAACATGGATTGCTCAAGCTGCGGGATAACTTGAAATGAATACTCAACAGACACGACCTTTTGGTAACCGCTCCACAAACATTACATGTGGTTGTGGAAACAATCTAACCAAATTGCCGACAGGTGTTCGTTTGGTGCCTGCCGAAGAACTGCGAATGACGATGGTTGTAAAGGTCACTTGCTCTGGTTGTGGTAAAAAGATCAATCTACGAGTCGCAAATGATTGAGCGGATTGAAAGGTTAGAACGGCAAGTTCGCGGGATCGAAAAAGACCTCAACATTTTGGTCAAAAGCCTCCCTGCCACCTCTTCGCCGGTTGAACAAGAAGAACACTCGCCTTGCGACGTGATTTGGAAATGTTCCAAATGCAAAATTCGACTTGGACTTTATGACGAAACAGTAGATGAACTTCGAATTCGTTACCGTGATTTCGTTTCATATGTTCGGTTAGGCGCAGGTGGTTCAATTCGTGTAGTTTGTCGGGGTTGCGGCGAATTGAATGCTTTGGAATACGTTGAAGAAAAGTTATAGTGATGGTACAGTCTCACCAGACGCCGTTAAGGTGCTACTGGAAAGCATATCAAACCCAAAGAGTTGACCAATGCCTTTAAACATTCCATCAGGTAGCACCAATAATATCTCTTTCGGACCTGCCAAAGTTTACCTTGGCGCAGCCGGATCTACCCCTTCGACTGACGTTGGATTCATCACCGAAGATGGCGTCACCATTGAGGTTTCCAGCGAACGTCGGGACATCATGCAGGGTAACCCGAAGCTGATCGAGTACACCTTCAGTCAGACTCAAGGTGTGATGATCAACTTCACTTCGATTGAGTGGAACTTCGATAACTTCGCCGCGATTCTGGGAGCCGGCCAAACTACCAGCGGTGGTGGTTCGGACACTTTCAGTTTCGGTGGCGACCCGCTCACGACCAGCTATGCTCTCCACATCGAGCATGCGATGGCTGTTACTGGCAACACGATGAATGTGTATGCTTGGAAGGTTGTCGCCGAGGCTGGCCTTTCTGCTCCGCTTGGTTCTGACGAGCATCAGTTCCCGGCGGCGTTCAAGTGCCAGCGGGTCAGCACCGATTGGGCCGGAAGTTCGCTTGATTACCGCAGCCAACTGATCAAGTTCGTTCGCGTTACTGCGTAATTAAAGCTAGTCTCATTGCACCAGACTCCTCGTTGGGGTCTGGTGCTTTTTTGTGTTACCATGACGCAGACGCCTTGGAGGTGCAATGTCTGAAAACCAGGTCGAAGTGAATCAAAACGAAGAAGAGTTGGATCTCAAAAAGCTTATTGAAACTCTTGTTCCAGTCAAATCCGTTGTGATTACTGACGTAACGGGCGAGGAGCACATTGTTTCTGGCAGCGTAAGTGCTCGGAAGCAAATTGAGATTATGCGGTTAATCGATGAAGTAAAATCGTTGCCGGCAGTGAATATCGATATGAATGTCACTGGAGCTTTGGGCATCGTCGGCATTCTTCTGAATTTGGCTCAAGACCCACAAGTCGTCGATGCGTTGGCTCGCATGTTTATGACGGCTCACCCCCAGGCATACAACGCAGCCCTTGAGAACGGCAACAAAGCTGGCATCGATGTGATTGATGCTTCGGATCTGTTCGCCATCGAAGAATTGGTGGCAGCAATTGCCCCTTTGTTCGTTCGCCTCGCGAAGAGAACCGGGAGCGCGATGACGGCTCTGGGCGGGGCGATGTAACGGTTCAGATCAAGGAAATGTTTGGTTCTTTGTTTTCTTCTGGATGGACAATGGACCAAGTTCTTGATTTGACTTGGGATCAGATCGGTTTTGCTTCCGAATGCGTGTTGATGCATAAAGTCAGCATGATCAATTTGGTAGCAGAGCCGGTGCTGGGCGCACTTGGAAGCAAATATAAAAAATCCCGAATATCGAAAGATAAGAAGGATAAAAATGAGGAGTCGAAAGATGCAGAGATGATGTTCAACATTTCTGCTGCTGGCTTCGGTGTTGAAACTATCTAAATAAGATAGAATGTAGCTAGCCCAAATGGAGTAACGATGGCTAACCAGAATATCGGCAAACTGACAATCCAGTTGCTCCTTCAAGATGCGCAGTTTTCAAAGGCTGTCGAAAACGCAGAAAGCAATCTCCTCAAGTTCAACAACCGAATCAACAAATTCGGGAACAGTATTCAGAAAGTTCTCGTTGGCAGTTTCATGGCGGCGAATGCCGCGATTACTGCGTTCGGTGTCAAGTCGACTTTGGTTGGCGCTGATTTCGAACAATCCATTACAAAAGTCGCTGCCGTTGCGGTGGATGGCGTAAATGGATTAGAAGCACTTACGAAGAAAGCGAGAGAATTAGGCGCGAGCACCCAATACACGGCAACGCAAGCTGCCGATGCAATGCAGGACCTTGCGCGTGCGGGTCTTCGTACAAACGAAATCATGGACGTGAGTGGACCCGCACTCATGTTGGCTGGTGCTGCTGGGGCTGAAATGTCCCAAAGCACGTCGTTGTTGGCCGCGACAATGGCACAGTTCAACATGCACAGCAGCGAGTCGAATCGCGTAGCCGATGTGTTTAACGAAACGCTTCGAGCCTCACTTTTCGACATGAGCAGTTTGACGGAAGCCATGAAATACGCGGGCTCTGTCGGTGCTGCATTTGGTATGTCGCTCGAAGAGACGACGGCGGCAGTTGCGCAGTTCCGTAACCTCGGTCTTGAAGGATCGATGGCTGGAACAAACTTTCGCATGGCAATGAGTCAAGCCGCGAAAGTAACAGCAAAGGGGGAACGAGCACTAGCCCGGTACGGGCTAACGCAGAAAGACATTAACCCGGAACTTCATACTTTCGGGGAAATCATGCAAACCGTCGCTGATGCTGGGCTGAAAGCATCAGATATGATGGACGTCTTCGGTGTTCGCGCTGGTGCGAATATTTCAAGCATTGCGGAGCAATTCCGAGACGGGCAAGCCAACTATTTTGAATTGTTGGATGCACTCGAAAACTCTGCTGGAAGCGCAGAAGAAACGTATGAAATGATGTTGGACACTGTGAAATCACAGTTCCAAATCGTTATCTCGGCTCTCGAAGAATTGATGTTGAGCGTATTTATGACTTACGCTGAACCACTCAAGAAATTGTTAACGACCCTTTCGAAAGTCATTCAACACACCGCTTTTGTTTTCAACAAAGAAAGCGACAATATGGCCGATTCTTTCGGTTCTATTTTAGAGTCAATTACGGAGTGGTTGGAATCGAACCGGATTCAGATCGCAAATACTTTTGTTAACTTTGTAGATGGTTTAAGTAGAGTTGTTTCTATCTTATCCACCATGTTGCCTCTGCTGGAGAAGGTTGGTGTTTTAATCGCTGCGACATTCGTTGCGATCAAAGTCCAACAATTCGTTGTTTCTGTTAAGTTAGCGATTGCCACAGTTGTTGGCATGAAGGTTGGAGTCACCGGTCTGTCCGGTGCAATCGCAGCTTTAGCTGGAACGATCACTACAGCAACCGGTGGTATTTATGCCCTTGTGTTAGCCCTCGGAGCTTTTGTCGCAACCATTGGCGGTTACATTTACCTGACGCGCGAAGCTTCCGAAGTAACAGAAAGGTTTGCGTTAACACAAGACAAGCTAGCAGAACGCGACGAGTACCGGCGAAAAGTTCTGTTGGAGAGGGCGCAATCAGAACAAAACGCAAATCAAATCTTCCTTCGAATCATGGAAGACCGGCTTGCTACGCAGGGCAAGCTAAACAGGTCACTTGAAAAGACTATTGAGAACGTTCGTTCGTTAACGGCGCATGAAATCGCTGCCGGCACTGCGGCTGGTACTCATTTCCGAGCATTGTTTGACGGAAATGAAATCGTGATGAGTGTTGCAGACGCCTTTGAATTGGCCGAACAGGGCGTCGATGGTTCTCAAAAAGCTATGGCGAAGATGATGGAACGGTTGGGAACGTTCCAAGTCCAAGCCGATCAGGCTAGCCAAAAAGCTACAGAACTTGCTCATGCTTTCGAAGACGTTGATGAACATGGCTCCGGGTTCTTCATCAAAGACACTGTGACGGGACAACTAAAGAGAGTTGCCGATTCATACCAAGAACTTTCAGTGTACCGGGACGATGCGTACAAGAAAGAAAGGGATCTTCAACAAAGATTCCAGACGTTCGCAAATGCAATTGCAGCCGAAAATCATAGGCGTTCGATTGAACGTAAGAAAATCTCCCGTGATGAACAACGAGATGCAGAGGAGTTGGCTCGCCAGTCGCAAGAAGCTGCGCGCGAGTTTGAGAATGCTCAAAAGAAGCGAATCAAAGCTCAAGAGAAAGCGGCAAATGAACTTCGCAAGTCGCGAGCAGACGAAGCCGAACTCATTCGCATTGAATTTGAGAACGCCATCGCAGCAACGCGAAAAGCATATGCCGATGAACTTGCGTTACTCGCAGAAAACAGCCAAGCAAGGGCCGATTTGCTTCGCCAACGGGCTGAAACTGAACAACAAATTCTCGATACGTTCCGGAATCGGGAGGCGAAAGAAACGTCTGAATTCATGCGCGAACAGGCTGAAGCCCTGATTGAAGCGAGAAACAGATTCAGAGACGATGCGGCAGCTATCACAGAAGCCGCTTACAAGAAAGAGTTGGAAGAAGCAAAGAGATCTTTCGATGACGAACTAGCCCTGTATCAAGCCGGCACTGTTCCATACCTCGTTGTTGTTGCGAAAAGACAACAAGCGATTTCGGATATTGAAGCTCGGCATGAGTTGGAAAGGCAGATGGCACGGCGAGCCATCTTCCAAGCTATCGAGCAACAAATCGAAAATATGGCGATTGAAGCTGCCACTGCGCGCGGCGCTCGCTTGATGAAGATTGAAATCGATCGGATGAAAATGCTTGCAGAGCATTCCGAAGCAACGGAAGCTCAAAAAGCAAGAATCAATGAGTTGTTCGATCAGAGGGCGTTGAAAGAAAAAGAGAAAATTACCAGGGAAATCATCGAGTTAACCAACTTCGAAACCGAACAATCTGCGGCGTTGGAAGATCGTGCTTCGAAGACGAAGAACAAGAAACTGGCAAAATTTCTCCGCGAGCAAGCCGATATGCTTCGGCAGCGAGCAAGGTTGGAACAACAACTTGCCGACAAACTTGTTGATTACGCAGAAGCTTCGGAAGAAGAAAAAGCCAAGATTACAGCGCACTACAACAGAAAGATTGCAGAGTTAGAGAAGAAGACTTCCAAAGAAAGGCAGAAGGCTTCTCTTGAAGCTCTGAAGGGTGTTGCCGACACGGCGACGTCCATCGCTGAAACGGTTTCTGGAACCATTCAGAAGGTCGTCAAAAAGACGGTCGGAGCCATCAAAGACGTTTTCTCGTTTATGACTGGCGGTTTTACTTTCTCCATCCAAGATGGAATGTCAGCCGTCATCGATTCAGCTAATGAAGCTGAAGCAGCGATTTTGGAGATCGATGAAGCGTTAGCTCGTGGGTCCATCACTGCACAAGAATACGAGAATGCATTTGTTGCTTTGTCAGCTTTCGATGCCGCAGAAGCAGCGAGAGCATTCGTTAAGGATTTAATCCTCGGTGCGGCTCGATTCACCGAACAACTAATCGTGGCTCTGCCGTCAATGCTGGATGCATTGGCTGACAAATTGCCAGCGATGTTCGAACGGGTATCGGAGGCCATTCCGATTCTGGCCGAGCGTGTATCAAATGAGCTTCCAAGGCTAATCAACGTATTGGTGGAAGGCATTCCCCTTCTCATTGAAGGGGTCGCAGATGCAATTCCGCATTTAGCGAATATCTTCGTGCATTTTGTTCGCAGAGCACTTCCCGAACTTCTGCGCGAGTTGTTGGATGCCCTCGATGTACTGATTCAAGCTTTGATTGATGCGCTCCCAATGGTGATCAATGCCATTGTACGAGCACTGCCAGAAGTGATTCGGGTAATCACAGAAGGCGTCGCTAATATTGTACGGGTATTGCCTGACATTATCGACGCGTTGGTTGCCGCGCTTCCCGACGTCATTGAAGCATTGATTAGCGGCGTCGATAACATTGTGAAGGCTCTGGTCAAGGCCGTACCCAAAATCATCAAAGCTTTCATCGACAACCTTCCAACAATCGTAATGGCTATTGTTGAAGGAATATTGTCTTTAGCAACAACATTGGTGGAACAACTTCCACTTCTCATAGCAAGCATAATTGAATTGCTTCCGGATTTGATCGGAGCAATCATCGGGATGCTTCCTGATGTGATTTCCGCAATCATTGGAGCAATTCCCGATATTATCCTGGCATTCGTCAACAGCATTGATGAAATCATCACCGCAGTTATTGTTGCGATTCCAAGAATCTTCGTTGAAATCATAACCAGAATTCCGGAAATTGCTGTCGCCTTGGTCAAAGCCTTGGTGGAAGAAGTCATCTTCAAGCTTCCGCAAATCGGACTTGAGATAATCAAAGCAATTTTCAAGGGTTTAAGGGAAGCTTTCGAAGAGCTTGTTCAGATTTTCAAAGACATATTCAGTAGAGCATTCAAGGGTATCAAGAACATTTTCCAAGGCAGCGGAAAAGACGGGGAAGGTACTGGAGGAATGATTGGAGATTACGTTGACAAATTAGCGGGTTTCGTCGGTCTCAATGCGTACTCCGGGATCGACTACATTCCGTCCAACCGCCTTGTTACCGTACACAAAGGCGAAGCGATTATTTCCGCCCAGGAAAACCGCCGTCGCATGGCTGCGCCTGTTGGCCCGAGCGCAAACCAAGCAACCCCCGGAATCTCAACGATGGGAGGCGGAGCCCCCATCGATATTGCAATCATGGCGGAAGGGCGGTTGTTAGACGCGGTTACTGTCACAGCCATGGACCGGGGCCATGCTCCAAAGCTAGAAAGAAAACTAAAGAAAGCCTCGGGTGTTACAGTGGGATTCGAACGGGGCAGGTTTAACCGTTACGGGAGAGATTGATGGCTTACAGAGGCGACCCCAAAGCTTTTGTCATCCTTCCGGACAGAACACTTGAAGACCGGCAAAAACTGGTTTCAACGACTCTGACTGATGGGACGCTCGCGGCTACGTTTGGCGATAGCGTGAGAACTCGCGGCGAAGCTGGGTTAATTCCTGGGCCGGGTGTTCCTAATTCAACAAATGAAGGGGCGGGAACCGTATCGTCTTCGGGTGCGCCCCAACCTTCGAACTTGATTGAAGGTTCACCTGCTCGACGGTTAGACAAACAGGACGTTTTGATCGTTGGCTCCGGTGGTATGGCCGATGGGAGCCGATGGGTCTGGAAGTTCTCTGATGAATCCGAGACAACGTCATACACCGCAGGCAACGTACCCGATAACCCGAGTAGTACCAACTACAGGGGTGAACCAGACGATAGGCGTTGGCATTCAGAAGACTCGATCTTCGCAGAAGACAGAACTGGAAGCCCGACAAACATAAACGGCTACGGGTTAACGGGTTGCTATAATCCGATTCTCCGACGGGAGTTTATTTATTGCTCGTTGGGTTCTGCGAGCAGCAGCGATTCAAACAAAGTTCAGGTTGCATATCGATATGCAGATTCCCGATGGGAAGGGGCAAATCCTGATTCCGGTTCGGACGATGGCGATTGGTCATATGCGACTTTCCGAGTCCAATCCATCGATAATCATGCAGATCCGCTTTGCAGTTTGGGCGTGGTGGTTTTGCCTGACGGGGCGATGCGCTTAATCGTCCGAGTCAGCGATGATATTGATGTCTACCACAGCGACGATGGTTTGAACTGGTCGTTGGTTGCTTCTCGAATCATTTCGAGGTTTATTGATCGTTCGTTTCGGCCCTTTTGTCTTCGGGTTGCCGAAAGTGCAGGATATATCCGAATCGTTTGGACTGAATTCGATGCCGATGAAGCAAAATGGTACTTCGGGTTTTGTGGTTCCGGAGACCGTGGGGCTACGTGGCGGGAAATCGGTACGCCAAAGTCACTAGAAATCGTCGGATACTACGGACAACCCGGCGATTATGGTGGTGATAGGCGTTTTTACGACATGGTTGGAGTGGGGGACGCAGGCGGCAGCTTTGTGTTTGTCCATGGTGGCGACAGCATCATCTACTCGTACTATGCGACGGGTAATGAGGATTTTGCTCAAAACACGGGCATGTTAATCAACCTTGGCGCAGCCGTGTTGTACCAAAGATTGTACTTAATGAGAAGTGCTGACTATGTGTACCTCCACGGTTGGGGTAATACGGCAGCATTAGGTTCCAGTACAGACGCGATTTGGAAAGCCAAAGATGCAAGCCCACAAACGTACACGCAGTGGCATTGTTTTGCTTTCCGAATGTCTCGTCGATCTGACTTTTCAGATCCGAATCAGAGTTGGACTCATTTAGGCATTGTTGGGCTTCGAGGCGCAGTTCGCTATTTCCCCTACCACGGGAACGGATATTTACTCGCAGACAACAGTATTGCTTTCGCTTGTGGTTTGGCTGATGCCGAGTCTCCGGAGCAACAATTCGATTGGAGTGCTGGACATTGCGCTTACTTCCGGATCGGCGGTTGGTCTAAAAACCCCATCTGGGAACGTTGGCTTAGCGACTACATAAGCGTAATCAATGATTACGTGCCTTCAACCTACCGATATTACTACGGCGGTAGAGATTTCCCGTTGTTTGCCCCGAACTGGCAGACGTTGTGGTCACGTCCTTCGGGTTCGGGCGGGGCGTGGTATCAAACCACAGCGGGAACATGGGAAGCTGTAACGGGGAATGGAACAACAAACTGGAGTTCTGACCGGACCAGAATCCGGAACAACTTTCCATTTACAGGTCATGTTCAAACATACAAGTTCATCACACAAAGTACGCTCACGACTTCGAGTGCACAACCCGCTTTCGAATGGTTTGGTGACACTACTTCCGTACTCACAACACCAGCCGGGGTCTGCGCCGAGTGGGTCGCTTCTATCATTGGAGCCCTCGATACTTGGGATGCAGGTTCAACCGAGTTCATCGGGCTTCGCATGCGCTCAAAGCGTGGCTCCGGAGCCGTGTCGTTAGCGTGTTGGTGGGATCAGAACAAAGTTGTTGTTCGAGACCATAGCGTAACCGGTGCTGGCAAAATTCTGCTTACTATCGCTCCGGATACGGCCACATATGGTTCGACTCCGTTCGTTGATAACTATTGGGAATTCCGATGGTCATACGACTACTACCCTTCGGGCGGTGGTCCGAGTGCAGAGTTCGGGACGTTAGCCATCAGACGGTTAGGCACAGAAGATTGGTTGTTCGCAAATCAAGACGCCATTTCCACTGATGCTTCTGGAATTACGAATCAAAACCTTGAATTCGGAGTATTCACTGACACGAGCGTCAGTGTCCGTGTCGGTTGGAAACGAGTAGCGTTGTTGCCCGGGAATGGGGGCAATAACAGCACAATGGCAAATGTGCTGATGGACGTAAGCAGTTGGAACTCTGGCTACAACACAGTCACCGGCAGCAACGTTGACCTTCAGATGCGCGGAAAACAAGCCATCAACCTACCGGTTCAAACAACATACAGGCAAATCGTTACCTTGGGCGGGGGCGGATTATTCGAGGCCGACAAATACACAATCACTCCGGAATATCAAAACTCCAGTTCCAACTTGTTTAGTGTTCCAAGCCCGTCCTACGCATGGAAGACTTCAGATTATATGTCGACCAGCACGTCTCCGCTGACGACGGTTCAACAAATTTGGGATGCAGCATATGGGGAATCGGGGAATCGATTTCGGCACAATGCTTTCGCTGTTTTTGGAACGAATGCTCGCGCTGTCCGTATCAAGTACAGTTCTTCGTCGAGTGGCCCGTGGGTCGAATCGGCAGCTTTAACATTCGGTTTAGCCCATCACCTTTCGAGCGCGAGTCCACACCAAGCCGATGTCGTGGCAACGATTGTTTCTGCTGACAACTCGTTAAAGATCGAGGGAGTCGGTTGGAATTGGGAAGATTGGGCTGGGTCATTCCTGGCGAAGTTTGCAAGTAATGATCCGCGATTCGATCACTACATTACTTTCCAAACTGAACCGACGGTTGATTTATTCGAAAGTTGGCCGTACCTCGGAGACGGAACGCATGGTGACACCTTCAAAGTGAAGTACAACCATGGCGATGCAATCAATCAACTTGAGTTCGATCCTCCGGTTGATTGGAGTTCAATCTTTACAACAACAACTTCCACAACATTAGCCGCGACCCTTCGAACCGACAGAGGCATGGTTACCTTCGACCCCGTGAATCGAAGGTACATGATGCTTGAGTGGACATTCGACCGAATGCAATCGGACAATCAACAAGGCAAATGTGGAACAGCAATCGCAGGTTTCACAATGCCTCTGCATGTTCCGTTGGATTGGGCTTTCGACGACGGTGAAGCCCCAAATACCACGGTATACCGATCCCGAGGAGCGGTGTCCTGGGCGTACACAGAAGGCCCCCCACAACGCGTTTGGACGGCGCAGATGGTTGGAGATGCGGGGGACCGTCAACGGGCCGCTCTACGGGACGTTCTACGCACATTCACGGCATACGATGAAGTGCCCCTTGTCATCGCTCTGCGGGGCGGCGGCGACCCGTCTGCTGCTGCAACTCAAAATGCATGGCAAGATTCAAGCAGTTTTATGTTGGCCACGGTAAAGAGCGGTTCCAACATGGATAACGCAGGGTGGGCATACGATACGACCACCGGGCGATGGTATGTTGTAGGCGACACCGGGTTGAGGTTCGAGGAAGAATTGTAATGCCACTTCGATTCCTAGACCAAAATCCTGCTTTCTCTCTGTGGGAAGATGCAGCATTTGGGCCGAATGGCAATTGGCAGGTCAATTGGAATAATTACCTCCAAAAAGACCCTTACATGCGAAACGTTTTCATGTGCATTGAAATCGTTTTCGGAGGCGGAAAGCGGGTATTGATTTCTACCCGGCCACATCAAAGCACTGATTCAAAAACAGGCAAAGATTACGTTTACCTTCCTCTTCTCCAAGGCGAACCCGCGATTGATAGCGAATATTCGTTGGGCGGTGGAACCGCGAGTCAACGTTCATTCAGCATGTCCCTCGACTCGCGTTTGGTCAAACCGAGCGAAATCATATCCCAAGGCCATATCCTGGCCGGTTGGGCTGAAATCAGTCTTCAATACAAAGGAATCGACTACAAAGATCGATTCGTTGTGATGAGGGGTGATATGGACGGAGGTGTTCGGTTTGCCTCTTCTCGCGAAGTCATGGATTTTGACGTTTCGGATCCCGTTAACTCGCAAGAATACTACATTCCCAAAAATACTGCTTCATTAGACCGATTGGGTTTTGCTAACGAAACAATTGGGAAGAGATACCCGTTTGTCCTCGGTGACCACCCGTATGTTCCTGCACTTACCATATTTGATGGCAGTTCATTTCGAACATTTCTAGTAATGGGCGGCGGATCACACGAGGTTGACGGAACAGCCATTTATCGAAATGGAGCTTCTGTGGACACCACAAGCACCATTTACCCGTGGGCTGCATCCATCACAGAAGACAACTTGGGAACGCGGTTTCTGAAAATCTCGTTCAGTGTTGGAACTGGGTCCTGGGATAACGGAGATACCCTGTACGTTCCGGTCACTCGGGTGGACGATAAAAAGTTCGATGTCATCGAGTCAATCGAAGAATTGATTTCCAACCAAACGCTTATGGGACGACGAGGAATCAACAAAGACTTGTTTGGCAGAAGCCAAGCCCGCATTGCCGCATGCAACCCCAAAATCCTAATCAATGGAAGCGGGTCTTCGAATTCTGCAACAGCATTCGATTACGTGGAAAACACCATTTGTAGTGAATTTCCAATGATTACGATGGCTTGGACCTGCGGAGGTTACGGGCCAGTCGTGACAGACCGGCGAAGTGGACTTCACGTCGCTCACCTTGAAGCAAAACAATTTCCATTGACTTCACGAGCAACGTTGGTCGAAGAAACACCGAAAAGTGAAGTTTTAAACGTGTTTAGTGTGAAGTACGCATACAACCCGATGGCAGACGAATACGAGGGGTATGTGTACCGAGATGCATCGAACAGCGTTCTGTGTGCTTTGAGCCAACAACACGTCGGCAGGCGTGAGATGGACCCAATCGAAGCTGTCACCATCTATGACGCACAAGACGCTGCATATGTCGTCGATTGGATGGCTGCCCACTATGCATTGCCGAGTTATTACGTCGAATATGACGCAAGTTCACTTCTTTTAGTCAAGTACCAACTAGGCGATAACATCAAACTCACGGACCCAGAACTCGGATGGTCTGAAGTAACCGCGACAATCCAAAAGTTATCGTACCGCAAGGGAGTCGTAACATTAGGACTGCGAGTTTGGGTGTTGTATCCTGACCTTCCGGCAGGCGGTAAAAGTGGGTTTACATATACCACAAGTTAATGTGGTAATTTAACAAATAATAGGGGTACTAATAGAGGTAACTCAAGCTATTGGATGACCGATGATTGAGATTCTGATTGTTCTTTCTGTTTCTGTCTTCATCTCATTGGCTTTCGGTTTTTTGTATGTTCGGCTGTGCAAGAAGGCTCAACAGAACCGGTTCAATGCTTTTCAACGCATCGAGCAAGGTAAGAGCGCTGCTTGTCAAACGCTTTCATTTGACAGAGAAGCCGTCCGACAACAAACATTGAAGGCAATCAAGGGATGCAATGACAACTCTCATTTGAAAGACGAGAGGAAAGTCCATGCGACCCGATGACGCACTGAAAAAAATAGAAGAATCAGGACTTCATGCCGAGGCCGCCGTTTTGCGAATGGCAGTTGAGAACCCCATGAAGGACGTGACAGAAGCTTTGTTGATGGCGCAGGACAAACAGAGCGAACGCATGGCCGAAGCTGTAGACCGGGGTATGTCGGCGATGTCCGAGTCGGTCGATCGACTTCGAACGGATTTGCACTCAACGATTATGAAGACTTCTATGGCAACTGTTGCTGTTGCAGTTATCGGAATGGGTATTGTAGGAGCAATGGTTGGAATCAAGACTTTCATTACTTCTCCTGATGGGAGTAGTGTCGCCATCTCAAAGGAGCAACCATGATGAGACTAACGTTACCTTTGATTGGTTTCGTTTTTTGCTTGGGTTGTGTTCCCAAAAAGGTCATGCGGAACGCTGAAACGTACACGGCAGAGATTGCAGCGTCGTTGTCCCGTGAATCCGATGCAGCCCAAGCGCTGCTCGTGGCAGCAAAGAAAGCATCGACTCTTGAGGAGTGCATTTTCTATGCAAAGCCAGCGCTGGTCATTCAAACATACGCACAAGTTCAACATTATCGGAGCTTGTGGTTGGCTGGTTTGCCATATCCAACAGAAGGCACTTCAACTTTAAGTGAACAACCAGATCCTCGACCCATTACGTTAGTAATGCCTGATACCAAAGATTGGTGCATTGCTATCGGAGTCAAAGATGCCGATTGAAAAAGACTTGGTAGAAGAAGTCAGTCGGATTCTCGAAAGAGAGGCGCCAGATCTGGTGAGTGAAGGTTTGTACTCCATTTCCGAGAAGTCGGACGATCCTCTGCTTTCGACTGTGTTTCGGATCTTCGCTGAATCAATCGAGAAGAACGGAGTAACGATTATCGAGGGCGTAAGTGCTCAAATTGTAAGTGTCATTGAAGGTGACGCACTAACAATTGCAGAATTGAAAGCGTCTGGAGCATCGGCGGAATCGTTGAGCCAACTTGCGATTCAATTGCAAGATGAAGAACAAGCAGAGAAACAAAAAGCAAAAGCGGCTGCCCGAGTCATTTCAAGCATCGGACAAACCGTTTTTACTTTCCTCGGCGATGTAGCAATTCATAACATCAAAAAGAGAATTTAATATGCCTACCGAAATTGCAGCCGAAATTGATGAAACAGATCCGCTTGTTTCAATCATCTGTTGGGTATTGACTTCCGTTGTCGCTAAAGCAACAAAGAAAAATGAGTCGTTCTCAAAGATTCGGCATTGGTTACCAGCAATTTCTTTGGTAATCGCTATCGTATGCAGGTCGTTGGTCGATGCATTCGAACAAGAACCACTCACAACTTCTACTTTCGTAAGAGCTTTAGGAAGTGCGGCGGTTGCTGTTTTAGCTCATTCACAATTTCGCGAAGTGCAGAAGCTAAATTCAAAAAGTGAGTCGTGAGGGAATCGAACCCTCAACCAACGGATTAAAAGTCCGTTGCTCTACCGATTGAGCTAACGACTCAATTGGGGCGGCAGGATTCGAACCTGCGAATGTCGGAATCAAAACCCGATGACTTACCGCTTGTCGACGCCCCAATGATTTCTTCCAAAACACTATCACATTCGAACTGAATTCGAATTTGTGAATGGAGCATTTGCCCGGGGCGGAATAACAAGATATGTGGTAATGACAACCCCGAGTGCCTGACGAATGTTCGAGTTTGTTGATACGCTGGACAGAAAAAGAGCAATAAAAAGCGCCGTTGATTGTTGGTTTTCGTTTGTGGCCGCTCGCCACCAACGGATCAACGATACGGCTTACTGTGAGCTTTCCATTAGCTACATATCGACTGTGGCTAACACATCAATTGGAAGTGCTCACAACGCATGGCACTTAATCAAATCGAACATCGATTGGAAACGAGTCAAGCTTGACGAAGCTGAAGCCATCGGTTTCAGAATAAGACGATTGACTCGCGGGATGCGCCATGGTCAACACCTCATATTCAGCTTGCAAACAATCGAAAAGATAATTGAAACAGAACAACACTTGAAAAGATTAGGGCGAGCATTCGATTTCGAATCTGAATTCGATTGGGTGGCCCTCGAAATTCAAGGTCGGATGGCATTGTGCCCTTGGCATGAAGACACAATACCGAGCATGATTGTGAACTTTGATTCAACAGAATCGGCATTGGGCGTATGCCTTGTATGCATGAACAATGGAAATTACCTTAAAGCCCAATTGCGAAAGAAAGGCGATAAATGGTTCGCAAAGAAGTGCGGGCAAGATCAGGATGCCGCACGAGAACCCAAGTACAAATTCGACAACCGCGAATCTGAAAGAAATCAAATAATATGTGACTACCCCATCTGGACTTGGGCTCCCGAAATGCTCGGTCGATATGTGTTGGGTCGTTTAACTCCAAAGTACATGCGAAGACATCAAAGCCGAAGAACGTTGGTAGATATACTCAAATGGTCCGAAACGAAATCGAAAGAAGATTCTGCCGTCGAAGAAGCCCTCGAAGCTGAAGTAAAAGCGAATCAATACCCGGATCAACACTTCCGATTCTTCTTGCCCGATTTGCTCGTGAGCACGACGGCTATGACACCGAGTTATTGGCGAAAGTTGAAATCGGGTCGCAACATACCTGACTCTTATGAAAGCAAAACAAGGCGTTGGGTACTGTTCGACATCGATAAAATCAACAGTTCAAGTTCCATCCGTTCGATTAGCGATGAATTTGTCAGGTGCATCGGAAACATTGTTTCTACTTTCGAAAGGTTGGATGGTTCTTGGGCATTGGTTCAAACCAGTCCATCGGGACTACAATTATGGTTGAAATTGAAAGGCCCGGTGAATGCTGCTGAATTTTCCCGCTGTGTGTTTACTCACGAATGGCTACTTGAAATCGGCAGAATGATCGAATCGTTTTTGACTGAATTGGGCGCGGATTGTATAATCGACGAGACCGCTTGGGCCTTGAACCGTTTCGGCAGGCGTCCCGGGTGGAGAATGCTAAAAAACAAATCGGTATTCCGATCTAGATTGGTATCGTACTACGAGGAATTAAATGCATAGGCCACCGTGCGGTAAATGCGGAGGAAACTCCGTTTACATTGACAATACTTACATGAATGTTTTCCTGTCGTGCAGGACATGCGGGTGGCGGTTGTACGGCGAAGCAGAAATCACTTCTTTCGTAAACAATTACCAAGAACAATTCGTTGATGAAGAAGAAGAAAGAAACAAGCTCTTGCGAGAACAGCAGGAACAACAACGAATCATCGAAGAAGAAGATCGGGTCCGTCGCGAGCGGTTGTTGCAACAAATGAAGCAACGTGAATCGAATGTTGAAACGCTGCGTGTGCGGATTCCAGGCCATGATTTTTGTGTGGGCGATATGGACCCGGCTTTGCAGGTTATTTGGGCACAACCGGCAAATCCAACAGAAATCGCTTGTGCATGGCCGCCTTGCAATTCTACAGCAAGAAAGAACAGCAAATATTGTTCAAGGCAATGCACGGTTCGGGTGGCACATCGCCGTGCTCGACTTCGAAAGCGAAAAAACAAAACTCACAAACAAGCTTCTTGAAAGATAATATGAAATTACGTTATGGTTTCAAAGTCTTCTGAATGATAGCATCCGGTAGGGGCTGACCAGTGAATGACCAAATACTCAGTTTACTAGAGCGCCTGCATGGTAATGAGACTGCAACTGAAGTCTTTGCATCGGCAGCTTTCCCGTCTACAGCAACCGATTCAAGTTGGATTGAGGTAAGGGGTTTTCGGCAAGTTGATTTTCTGTTCGTTGTTGCCAACCAACAGAGTGTTACTGACTTGACGGTTTACATCGATCACTCCGACGACGGCACTCGTGCTTTTCCTGTAGTCGTCGAATCGTTGGACACGACTGCAACGCCACCCCAAGTTGACCAATACACTTACAAGATTGTAGCCGCTGACGCATTTAGCGGGACGCAATTGCATTATGCGGTAACTGTCCCGGTGCGCGGCCGTTATATGCGTGTGAGCTTTCTCGGCGGCCCATCGGTCGGCACTGACACAGTCACAGTTTTTGCTTACCGGAGGTCTTAATGGCCCATCGAGATTGGTATATTGCTCCGCGACTGGAACAAATGGTCGAAATAGATTGGACCGACCCTGACAATCCGGTATTGGTGAGAGAGGGTTATCTTGGTCCTGCGACCGGGTCTCCGCTTGTGCCGCACCTTCTGCCGTCGATGGTCTGCCGGGCATACTCAGCCTCCGAGGGGACGGTACTCGTTGGCCTGATGCCCGGCGTCCAGGCTCCGGCGGATTGGACGTCGCAGACGGTTGATGAGGCGCGGGCTCATTTCCTCCGGATCATGGGTTTCCCAGCGAAACCCGAGGAGATCGGATAATGGCAAGGATCGTTTTTGATATTTCAGAGATCGCCGGCAGCACCGATCAGGCTTTGATCGCCGGTTGGAGTCGCACGCAAACAGGAGCACAAATTATCACCACGTACCCCCGACAAGATGCCAACGGGAACGGCGGAACATATCACTGGCGATCCAACTCTGGAGAGTGGCGCTCTCCGCTTTGGCCTGTCGCAACTGATCATTACTTCATCAAGAGCGGCATTCGGTACGAATCGGCGTTTTCAGACTTGTGGTTCTACACGTATACGTCAAGCTTTTCTGACGTGTTGTTGATTGGTTCAAACAACCTTGGCCTGATTCTTGTCGAAGATTCCAGTGGAGTTCTTGAGACTTCGTCGTTTACTCCGTCCGAGGACACTTGGTATCTAATGGAAGCCGAGGTCTACCATCACGCTTCGGCAGGCTACGTGAAGGTCTGGATCGATGGCGTGCAAATTATCGACTACTCTGGGGCTGTGGCTGGTGCTGGCACAGCGCAACGCAGCGGTTTCGGGGACGGCACCAGTGCGTACTTTGACGATGTCGGGGTCAACAGCTTGACTCTCCGGTACGACGGAGGCACAGGCGGCGTCCCCGTTGCGGGCAACACCTTGACCGCTGGCGGCGGGCAGACAGCGACCATCCAGGGCTACGAGGGCGACGCGACGAGCGGAGTCCTTACAATCGCTAAGCCGTCGGGCACATTCACGAACAACGACACCCTCTCTGACGGCGGCACGTTCGCGGCAGTTGTCGACGCCCCTACAGCGGCTTTTGTCGGGGGCCTCGAACCTAATTCGGGCCGAATGGGGAATGAGTTCATCGTTGCCGTCAAGCCGACCGGGGCGGGAACATTGTCCGGGCTGACGCCTACAGGCAGTGCCAACAATTGGGAAAACGTCGACGATATTCCAGCAGTCACCGCAACTTTCAACGAGGCAACGGCGGCGAATCAGGAAGACACCTACACCAACAACGCAAGCACGCAGATCCCGACAAGCACCGAGGTAACTCTAGTGGCAGGTGCAGCCTTTGCGCAGTCGTCGCTCACGGGTATCGACGGGGTCAACCTGTCGTTGCGTAGTTCTGGTGGGACGGTCTACTATTCGGATCGGCAGGCGCTTGGCAGTTCTTACGGCTTCGAGGTAGCAGAGTGGAACACCCGACCCGATACCGATGCAGCATGGACAAGAACAGGTATTGTGACTGACTTTCCCCAGATCGGGATCAAGTTCGTCGTGTAGGGGGCCAAGTGTCTGACGATACTTCACAAGTCTCGCTCCTCGCGGGCTACCAACTCGACGAAGCGGGGATCACGGCACAAGTCTCGCTTATTGCAGGTTACCAACCCGACGAGGCGGGTCTCGCGGCGCAGCTTGCCACGCTGGTCGGGTACACCCCGCCTGACCCGCCGGTCGCTGTCGTGCCAGACATCACCGGCACTGTCGGCACCCCCGCGACCTTCGACGGCTCGGGGACGACCGGACCCGCAGATACGATCCTCTCGTGGGCCTGGACTTCTGTGCCGGGTGGGTCGGCCATTGCGAACGCGCCGATCCCGCTTCCCGACAACAGTGTCAGCAACACCCTTGATCTCTCGATGGCGGACAACGAGGGTCTCTACCACTTTGAAGGAGACGCGAACGACAGCAGCGGCAACGGGCGGAATGGCACTGTTTCGGGAGCGGTCCAGACCACCGGAAAGGTCGGGTCAAACGCCTACGCTTTCGCCCATGCTGACAGCACCGACGTTATCACGTTCGGATCCGCAGGTTTCGACTTCGTTTCCGCCGATGCGTTTAGCTTCTCGATGTGGGTCAAGCCGGATGCCTCGCAGCCTGGAGCGAACGCGGTTCTCTTCGGCAAAACCAACTTTTCAACGACCGGTTATGCTCTGTTCCAGAACGGAGGCGCGAACTCCAACCTGTATAGCCTCATTGTAGGCACCGGAGGTGGCCTATCAGGAACCGGGGTCAACTTCGCACTGACGGCGGGCACCTGGAATCACGTCTGCGTGACGAGAAGCGCGAACGGCGCACAAACGAGAATCTACGTCAACAACGTACTCGTGACGGACGTGTCGACCCTGACGACGATCGCGTCCTCGGGTGGGATTACTCTCGGGATCGGCAACTTCTCGGCGGTCCCCCAGGCGGCATTGGCGTTCAACGGGGACATTGACGAGTTCTGCGTGTGGTCTCGCGAGCTGACGCCGCTAGAAGTCGAGACGGTCTACGACTACGGGAACGGCACCTATGCGGGCTTCGGCGAGACCCTCACGTTCACCCAAGACGTGGCGGGCACCTACACCGTCGAAGCAGAGGCGAACAGCTTGTGGGGCTCCGACAGCGTCACCGCCGACGCTGTGATCTCGGCGGCGGACACGAGTAAGCCCAATGTCTTCATGTGGTCGCCAACAAATACTGTGGTCGATAGCTACTTTTTTAGCGGGTCTTTCGTAGCCGGGGAAGAAGATTAATGACTGCTGTTGTTGACGACATTTCGGCGATAGTTGGATCGTCAGCTTCATTTTCGGGAACAAATTCAACTGCACAGATTCTGTCGTGGAGTTGGAGTTCAGTACCCGGAGGTTCGTCCATCGCGAATGGTTCAATAGCGCTTCCGGACAACGCAGCGAACAACACATTCGAATTGGATATGACCGATAACGAAGGTCTTTGGCATTTTGAAGGTAATGCTAATGATAGTTCGGGGAATACCCGAAATGGAACTGTATCGGGAGCGGCCCAAACAACGGGAAAGGTTGGGTCGTACGCTTATAATTTTGTTCGAAACGACAACACCGACACCATCACGTTTGGAACGGCTGGATTCGACTTTGTTTCCGCCGATGCGTTCAGCTTCTCGATGTGGGTCAAGCCCGATGCAAGTCAACCTGACGCGAATGCGATCATTATTTCCAAGTCGAACCTTACGAACAACGGTTATGCAATCATCCAGAATGGAGGAGCGAACTCGAATCAGTATACGTTGATCGTTGGTACTGGTTCTGCTCTATCTGGAATCGGAAGCAATTTTGCATTGACAGCGGGTCAATGGAACCATGTTGCAGTAACGCGGGCTGCAAACGGTACTTCAACGAAGGTGTATGTCAATGGTTCGCAAGTCGCCAATGTGAACTTTCTTACGGCGATTGCGTCCTCAAATCCAATTGCGCTTGGAATTGGTAACTTTGGGGTACAACCCGGTACTGCTGGACTTGTGTTCAACGGTGTAATTGACGAAGTTGCTGTTTGGAGCCGAGAACTCGCTGCTTACGAAGTTGAAGCTGTTTATGATTACGGCTCTGGAAATTACGCGGGCTTCGGAACACAACTTACTTTCACTCCAGACGTAGCCGGCACATACACTGTCAGTGCTAAAGCACGCAACGTATCTAGTTCTGACACTACTACTGCTGATGCGACAGTTTCTTCGGGTTTGGACCCGAACACTCCTCCAACCGATGCTCAAAAAACCCTTTATTTTGAAACAATTCAAAATTTAGTAATTGCGAACGTCTCTTCGAGTGTGCTTACTCAAGCTGGTGTTGATCCTTTCGCAGATTTAACTCTAACCGTCAGCGAAGTAGACACATACCGCGAGATTGACAGATACATCGTTAACGATTTGAAGTTAAGGACTGATTGCCGTTTACTTCCGCATCCGGACGGGAGAGCCATTCTAGTCTTCAACAAAGCAAGTCGATTAACTGCCACCGTTGACATTGATGGTATACCAACAGTCGTTACGAAACAGGTGGTCTTTACTACGTTAGTTGGCGGCGTTGTAATTGACGATTCAGACCTATCTACGACTTGGACGCAACTAAATTGGTATCCGGAGACGCGTCCAACCAGTTAAAATTACCCGTTGACGTCCAACCCGGGGCCGGTTACGTTTCATCTGGGACCGATCCGCCGGTTAGGTGACATCGTTCCCATAGTACTTGCCCTCCCCCTTGGTTTCGTGGTTGTCCGGGGGGAGGGCTCTTTACTTCCAACAACTACGACAACCATGGAAGCAAAATGCGCGGTAGCCGAAACCTTGTTGAGGTTGAAATCCCGTACGGGACTTCAATCACGGTAGAAATCCCGTACGACACCACTGTCGACATTGATATGAGCGATGTGATCGACGAGTACGGAACCGAGGAATTCATCAGCAACTTCATTTCGAACGATGACGTTGCTTCGTATGTGATCGAAAAGCTTGATGACGGAAGGTTGTGGAGCATCTTTCGAGCGCGCGCCATGGGCAGCGACATGGTTTCGCTTCTCGAAAACGATGATTTCGATCGAAATGCGCTAATCCATGCGGTGTTGAATTCCCCCACATGCCGACCGATTCTTATCGAACGGCTTCGCCCGCATGCTGTCGCTGCTGCAATGAATATGATTCAACCGTTGATCACTTCATTTCTTCAGAAGATGCTCGGGTTGGTGACCAGCGGATCGGATCAGCTTGAAAATGAGGACTCAAACAATGAATAATGCCGTTCAAACCAGCCAATACGCACCAGTTCATTCTTCGTGCGGACGTTACGCGACGTACTACCACCGCAACCGAAATATTTGGCTTGTTCGACTACGTGGTCGCAATGGTCAGGGCCAAAAGTCCGTGAAGGGGCACAACAATTTCAAATCGCAACAAGCGGCATTGGATGCGATGGAGGTATTGTCCTCAAAACCCCGTGATTCTCACGGTCGCCTTGTTCCATTGGGTCAACGAATCTTTCGAGACCCTGTTGACAGAACAGAAATCGAAATGTTGGCTGAATGGATTATCGAACTGATGCGTTCGAATGAACTAACCACGTTCGAATACGACGGGGCCACATTTACTGTTCCAGGGTTAACTCACCTTTGGTTGGCTCTCCCGCATTCGCAGATTCAAGGGTGCGGGAATGCAACCCGGGAGAAAGGTACGTCTGAAATCGAGAATGTGACGTGCAAGACTTGCCTCGAAGGACAAACCATGAAAATTTTGAAGACCCTGATTTCCGAAATCAGGTAAAATCAAACAGGGGGCTTCGGCCCCCTTGTTAGGAGTACAACCATGCCAATTCTAAAAGTTACACATTCGCTCGGGAAAAGATTCGCAACCGTCGATGAAGCTGAATTCGGAGCCCAGGCGGTGCTCGTCGCGGATTTCATTGAAAGCGACTACTTCTACTTGCCTGCCGAATTGTTCGGTTCTTCCAACTCAACGACATTGGGCGGAAAGGTGTTTTACATCGGTGAACCTATTCGGGTTCGCTCTGCTTTTTGGGGACCAGACCCACACGGCGGAAACAACTTATGCCCTCACTTGTGGGGTGATGTTTTGGGCGTTGCAGAATCCACGGCTGGATTCTCGGTGTATACCATTTCATCTTGGCCCAAACATTGGCCTCGGGAATTGAAGTGAATCGGATCACGATCAGGATTGACAATCTCGCTCGTGTTCCGATTCGTGATTTGAGTGAATCGCTTGCTTTGAAACTGAACAAGCGGTTCACGTATTTAACTCCCGCATCGAACAACCGATTCAAAGGAAAATTGGTTGCTCGGTGTGTTGCATCTATTTCTGGGGGATGGTTCTGCGTTCCCCGGGGAGCATTTCTTCAACTTCAACATGAATTATCGAATCACTTCGATCATTTCGACTACGACGTGTCGGGAGTGTTTTCGGTCTCTTCGAAGACAACTCCACTCCACCATTTGAATGTTCAACTTCGCGATTATCAGATCAAAGCAATCGAAGCGTGTATGGAGAAAAGACAAGGCATACTCCAAATGCCTTGCGGAGCCGGGAAGACGACCACAGGGGCAGCCGCGTTGCTTCATTCCGGAGAACCCGGAGTCGTTATTGTTCATACGAAAGACATTCAACGGCAGTGGGTAAACACAATAAACCGACTTTCACCCGGGACAGTGGTGAAACAAACCATCGACTGTCGACTTCGCAAGAACCAGATCGTTGTTGCTATGATCCAAACTTTGAGCAGGAACCCACTGCAAGCAACAGCGTTGTTAGACACAGCCGGCGCTGTCATTACGGATGAATGTCATCACGTTCCAGCGGCTACTTGGGAAACCATCATTAACAAATGTAAAAGTCGATTCCGGTGGGGGTTAACGGCTACGCCAGAACGGTCTGATGGTTTAGGTTTTATGCAGAACCTGTTGGTCGGCCCAACCATATTCAGAATATCTACAACCCAACTTATCGAGATGGGTTTTCTCAAAAATCCTTACATCATACCCGTGGCTACGGGTTGGTCGCCGGGTTTGGAGGATTACAACCTAACAAGCAATTGTGTGCGTTGTGATCGGAAACGAAAGATTAAAAAACTTGATTCTTTCCGATTAAACGGTTTCGTTTGTACGAAGTGTAGATTCAAGAACAAAAACACTCCGTTAAACACGGGCACTTTGAATTACGCCGCTGCGGTTACTTCAGCGTGCCGGAACCCTGACCGATTGCACCTTGCTGTTCGTTTGATCTCTTCGGCTTTGCGCGATGAAAGGTGTGTGTTGGTATTGATACCTCGCGTCAATGTCGCAAATGCTTTGAACGAAATACTCAATGATCACGGTATGCCGTCTGTCGTTGTTACTGGTGACCTTCCTAAAAACGAAAGGGTCCGAAGACTCGAAGAAGTAAAGTGCGGTCGTAAACATGTGTTGGTAGCCACTCAACTTGCAGACGAAGGATTAGACCTTCCTCGACTGGATTGTGCCATCAACTTGAGTTCCGGAAAAAATGCCGGCCGCGCAAGGCAACGGGTCGGTCGAACTTTACGCATGGAAGGTAAAAACCCGATTATTTTCGAGTTTGTGGATTCTGGTCCTTTCCTCCGACAATGGGCGAAAAGGCGGGAGTCGTATGTTCTCGAATATGGGCAAACTTCTGTGGCTTCCATTGAACCATTGAGCATCAACTACGCGATTGCTGCGGCGCGCAGCAAGAATGAACCGGACATTTTCTGACCTTAATGCTGGTTATTGTCTGACCGAGAGAAACGAAATGCTGAAAATCGATAGGTACGAAGACATCGAAGACCTGCCCGATGGCGTGTTCTTCACGAACAGTGAACGGACTTCGTTGTCATGTTTGCGGAAGTACTTCTTCCAATACATTGAAGGTCTTCGCGAGGACCAGAACGAACCCATGCGCTTCGGGAGCGCATATCACAAGGTGATGGAATCACTTTGGCTCTCGAAAATGAATGGAGAAACGATTGATTGGGAATCAACTTTATTCGAGGTTTGTGGCGAATTCGGAGTGGAACAAACAGGACTTCATTACCTGATTGACGGTTACCTCCGGACATACCCTAACATCGTTCCGGATGGGTACAGAATTATTGCTGTTGAGAAGGCGTTTTACCGAGAAACGGGCCACTCCGGTGAATTTCACCTTGTTGAAGACAATGGCAACATTCGACTCGGACGCGCTGGAGAAGCTCATTTCAACGTGTGCGAAGTCTCAAAGCTTCCCATGTACCAAGTCGGCAGGTTGGATGCCGTAATCGAGCACATCGAAACAGGTTCAATTTACGGCTGGGACCACAAGACAAGTGCTCGACCGTCGAAATTCAAAGATGGCACTTTAGTTGACCCGCAAGGCCAAGGGTATTTCTGGTTGTTGTCGGGGGCATATGGCGCAGGCCGGGTCAAAGGATTCGTTTACGACATCGCCATGCGCGGTTTAGCCAAACCGAAAGTATTGAAAAATGGTTCTTTATCCAAAGCAAAGAATCGAAAGATACCAAGCTGGTTGTACGAGGATTCAATCCGTGAATTAGGGTTAGATAAAGCTGATTATGCAGCCCACATTAACGCTTTAAAAAAATCGGATGATGAATTCTTCGTGAGGGATTGGGTCGCCATGGGTTACCGAGACCGCGTTAATTACTCGGCTGAAATCCGTGGCATTGCTCGAATGATTCAGCGGTTGCGATTCGCCGCCTGCAACGCGAAGACGGAAGCTGACGTTGTCGAAAACTTCCCTAGAACGCCCATTTGCAGGTACGGAAATGGTTGCGCGTTCCGGTCCCCATGTATAGAAGATGGTGATGCCGTGCGCGCACGGTACAAGACTCAAACTACCCAAATTTGGGTTAACAAACGGGAGCAAGAACGTGGTGAACTTTACGCGGGTTTCTGATGCTGACCCAAACAGCAGCATAAAAGTATTGTTGTTCGGTTACTCCGGTGCCGGAAAGTCATATGCGGGTGCTACGGCACCCAAACCGGCCATTTTGCTGACGGAACGGAATGGACTCCAATCCATTCGGTCTTCCAATCCGGATGCAGCATTCGTCTACGCACCTACGATCAACGAGGTTCGGGACGTCTTGAAGGCGGCCCACAATGGAACCCTTCGAAAGCAAGGCTTCGAAACCTTGGTGATTGATTCGCTTACCGAGGTTCAGCGACTCATTATGGATGACATCGTCGCGAAGCAACCACAGGGCGCAAAATGGACCTTCGACGAATGGCGTGAAATGACTGATCGCATGCGAAAGCTCATGCGTTTGATCCGCAACATTGACATGCATGTTGTGGCTATCGCTCTCGCAGAACGGTCCACAAATGAAAACGGCGACAATCTCCACGTCACGCCTTCTTTCCAAGGCAAAAAGCTCGCTGACGAGGTTTCGCAATACTTCAATGCTGTCGGCTATTCGTTTTCGCGGAATGCCACAGACCCCGATGGCAACCCGGTTACTCACTACCGGGTTATGTTCACAGGGTCTTCTGGGTATACCGTGAAGGGATGCCACCCGCTTGTCGGGGTCGTTGAGCCCGACGTATCAGAATGGTTCGAAACCATTCGCTCAAACAACCAGGGGTAAAAAATGATTATCAATCCAAACGAGTACAATCCAGATGCTGTGAAATCGGGAACTACACCCGAGGGCGAGTACATCGCGCAGCCGGTCGGTTGTGAATACCGGAAAGCCGGCGACAAGGACGTGATCAATGTTCGCTTTGTCGCTCTCGAATCCGCCGATGGCGGTGTCCAACACCGGGGTTCTACGTTCGACCTGACGTTTTGGCTTACTGACCGGGCGATGTGGGTAATCCAAAATTTCGCTTGGGCGATTCGGTTCCAGAACGCATTCGATCCCCGTTCTGACTTCGATCGGGTTCTGTTGACTGGTCCCGTCCGGATGGCAATCCGCCACGAGGAGCGGAACGGCTACACCAACATTCGCACAGTCGGCCGTTTCGAGCGAGTCGATGCGGCCCGTTATCCGATTGATTCGGTATCCAACTGCGTGAATTTCAACCCGTCTGATCGGGCTTTGATTGATGCAGCCGAAGAACGGTACACCAACTACCTTTCGAAGAAGTCTTCGCCTGATCGCGGATACTCGGCTTCGTCGGGGTCTTCGGTTCCGACGGGTGGTCGAGGTGGTTCGCGGCGCAGCGACGATGACATTCCATTCTAAAAATGGTTGTTCGGAGGGGGTGGTATATTCACCCTCTCCTTTCAAAGTGGTGTCACATGTCGAAGAAATCGCGAGACAAAGGCTCACGCGGCGAACGTGAAGCGGCTGCATTTCTCACAGAACATACGGGTTTTCAATGGGTCCGAGGACTTCCACAAACTCGCCGGGGCGGGAAAGAATCACCAGATATTGAACCCGCGAACGAGCAATGTTTCTGGAACAAATTCCATTTTGAGGTAAAAAGAATCGCGTCACGGGTTGACTTGAATGCGGCAATGTTGCAAGCATCGTCTGACGCGCGGTCTCGGAACAAGGTTCCCGTTGTATTGTGGCGGGCTGATCGGAACCCTTGGCGGATTACTATCCGCGCCAATGACTTTATTTTCTACTCTGTTTTTGCTCAATTGCTCGTTCGTGACGAGATTGAATTGGATGGATTCCAAGAATTCGATGAATTTGGCTCAAGCCTCATCACATTGTTGGCTGATGCATGGATTGGGCTCGTTGATGTGAACCGCGAAACCTAAAAATGACCACAAACCACGCAGTGAGACATGACCGAAGTACAAGAAGTATTTGAATTCTGGAAACAAAAGCAAAAACGACCACACCTTTGTAGGCTCACGAAAGCGAGAAAAGCTCTGATCAAATCCAGGCTTGATGAAGGGTATAAACCCGAGGATTTCCGGGTACTTTTCGAATATGCTTGGGGATCGACGGATCCCGGCCCTCGTTGGTGGCGCGGGGAAAATCCAGATCGGAAAACGTATTTGACGCTTGAAAGCTTGCTCCGTGCGACAAAGCTTGCTCCTCGGATTGAAAATGCTTGGAATTGGCATTTGGACAAGCAAGAAGCGCATTCGAACCCAGCCCCCGAAGACAACCTCGGTCCTTTCCGATTGATCCGGGGAGGTTCGAATGTGGATTAATGATGTAAAGACAACGATTCCCGCTGTTGCTAATATGTTGGGTATCCCGAAATTCCGAATGAGGACATTGGGGTGCCCCAATTGCAACGCCGAACATCGCAGTCGATCCGACCCTCGCGGACCTGTTGGGGTCACGACAAATCAAAAAGGCTTCAAATGTTGGTCCTGCAATGCTACGGGTGACAGCGTCGATTTCGTTTCGTACAAAATCATCGGTTGCAGGCTTCAAGACGCTAATGACGACCAACACAAAATGGTCAAGCATTGGTTCACGCGGGCCGGGATGATCGGCGACAAACGACCCAATGTAATACACGTTTCTGACGTGCCTAACGGACACGAGAAACGGCCCGAACGGTCCCCGGGGGATTCCGGGGCGGGTGGACCGTTCGCGTGGTCAGAAACGTTGTTAACGGACACGCGCGAGGCATTGGCGTCAGACGATGGGATGCCGGTGCAGGAGTATCTGCATCGCGTCCGGAAATTGTCTTGGGATACCATCGACCACTTTCAGCTTGGGGCTTTGCTGATTCGGTCGAATGGCAAAGTGATTGAACGGTGGGTTTCAATCCCGCTGTTTGACACACAGAACAAATTGGTCTCTTTCCGCTTCCGGTCTGTCGATGGGCAATGCCTCCGATGCGAAGGCAACGGTTGTGGCTCGTGTAAAGACGGTGCCGTGAAGAAATCATTCCGGGTTTGTGCTGGTCGTCCGCTTCCGTTGTTTGGTTCTCAAAACCTTGTCGATTTCAACGAACCCGTCATTATCACCGAAGGCGAATTTGATGTGATGGCGTTGCATTCGTACGGGGTGACTACGAATGTGGTTTCTGGAACGAAAGGGGCAGCAGCGAATTGGCCCGATGAATGGTTGGATGCATTAGAACCTTTCCGAAGCTTCAGTATCGCATACGATGCAGACCAAGCGGGCAATGACGGAGCCGAAAAGCTAGCCGAAAAGCTTGGTAAATACCGGTGCAGTCGAACGCGGTTTGCTCACAAAGACGCGAATGAATGTCTGCAAAAGGATGTGCCTTGGGATGACATGAAGCGAGCTTTCGATCGATCCGAGCCGATGGTATCTGCGAAATTTGGGAAGGCAGATCGATGGGCTCAAGACATCGAAACCTTGATTAACAATCCCCAAAGTTTGATTGGGTTACCAACTGGCAATTCGAAATTGGATGCTGTTCTGGGAGGGATTCGTCCGGGATTGTGGGTCGTTACGGGTGACACCGGGCACGGGAAAACTACGTTTTTGACATGGTTATGTTGGGAACAAGCGAATCGCGATGTGGGTGTGCTTGTCACATCATTCGAGCAACGCCCGATCGGAACCGTTCAAAAGCTTATGCGTGCCGATCTAGGTGGTGATTTCACATCGGTAAGCCCAACACAACGAGCAACGTCGTTGGACCGGATTTCATCGCTTCCGTTATGGATTCTGGATCACTACGGGGAAATGACAGCCGACGGTGTGATTGAAAGCATCCGATTCGCTAACCGCCGTTATGGCGTCCGCATTGCGTTGGTTGATCACCTTGGTTTTCTGGTGCGCGGTGCTGGCGACCGGGAACGGCAAGCGATCGAGGACGTTGTTCGAAAATTAGCTTTGATTGGTGTCAATGAAGGCATCACAATTTTGCTGGTATGCCATCCGAACCGAACCCATGTTCATCATCAAGCCCGAGTGAAAATCGGGCATTTGAAAGGAGCATCGGCAATTGAGCAAGACGCTCACGCTGGCATCGTGGTTGAACGGATGGGCATGAACAGCGAACGCGGATTTCCTGCGACAAAGATTCACATCGACAAGGTTCGGAGTGAATTCGGACAACCGGAGTCCAGCGTAACGTTGGCATTCGATCCGCTTGCTTGCGTGTATTGTAATACGTGGGAGGAAACACCCTCCGCGTTGTTGGGTTTGACGCCCGTGGTTGGATAATGAATCGGCTTCATTTGATGGGAACTAGAAACTATGGCCGTAGAAACTATGGCCGTAGAAACTATGGTTGTAGAAACTATGGTCCTAGAAACTATGGTCCTAGAAACTATGGGTTGGTGAACAGGCCATCCAGAAACTATGACCGTAGAAACTATGGGTTTAGACATTCACTCCCTAGAAACTATGGGCGTATCCGGTTCCGATTGATTCAGAAAAAGGACAGTCAATGAAGTGGATAATCGTGGATGAAGAACAATCCGTGAAAATCGAACAAAACGGGAAGGCACACCAGTATGTAGAATCCGGCCACCCAAACGCCCGCACCTATAAAATGAAGGTTGAAGGCGGATATTTATACAGAACCTGTGTTAAGACAATCGGCCATGAAGGCCAATATGGTGTGAATGTCGCTCTGTGTTTTGTACCCTGCGAAGTCAAACCCGAAGGGTCGTGCCCTACATGCGGAGAACCGAACCATGAAGCAATGGTGGAACTCGGCAATTGTGCAGCTTGTGGTTCCATTATTTAGGAATTTTTACTCAACCCGGCATTGCATCGATGCCGATGGATTAACACTAATCAAAGCCCATTGACGCGAGTGAATTCATTGATCAATACTCGTATTTTGGCTGAATAAACTTGGGTTTAACTCGCTTTGAAAGCGCAATTGTTGTTTGATCTCTGTTCGAACTCGAAGTACAAGCCAATGAAAAAACTGATCCGTTTTCCGGTTGAAATTACACGCTTCTTGTTTTATCGTTGATTGCCAGTTCGTTTTGGCTTGCCAACGGAAAGTCGAAAACCGAGTCCCAATTTTCGGGAAACTGCAAGTTGATAGCGCTAACCCGGGAATTCCAACTCCCACTTTCGCAAAGCGTTGACTTGAGTTTCCCGGGAAATTTACTGCCCAAGCTTGAACCGAGGAAATTTGATTGTGAATAGGGCTTCGAAATTCTTGATTTTGAAAGACCTAACCTACCACCGAGGTGCTCACGTTGGACCCTCCGAGCCGGAGTCCCAGGTTCGAATTCCTGCGGGTTCAGTGTTCCAGGCAATACCCGAAAAAGCTTGGGATGAAGGCATCCGAAGGGCTATGAAACGACGCCGAGTGAAGGGTATCGTGGTGCTTTTCGAGGGTTGTTTTAGGATTATCGAACGAGGTGATTACAAAGTCTTGAGTTCCTCGTTCATCGACCGGAGATAAAAATGGCTGAACCTACCCCGCAGATTGTCCGGTTGGACCTCGATAACTTGGACAAAGAAGTCAGATTCAACTTGGAACTCAAGCAAGCGTTGTCCGAAGGCAGAACGTTACTCGCTCCTTTGGCTGTCGAGTTCCAAGGAAAAGTACAATTGGCTTTGGTTTTTTCCGAACCGAAGCCAGAAAAACTATCCAGGCTTGATCAACTAATTGCCTTGAGTTTGATTGCGAACACTGCATTGCTCACCGGGATTTTCATCATTGCCTTCGGAGTTGTTTATGGAAGTCTTTGAGGTAAACATTTCTGAACTTCTTCCTTTCCAAGACAATCCAAGGGAGATTTCAGACGAAGGCATGGATTCGCTCAAGAAAAGTTTGCTTGAGTTTGGGTTCTTCGCTCCGCTTGTAGTTTGGCGAGAACACAACCACTTACCTTGGAGAATCGTAGCCGGGAACCAAAGGTACGCAGCTTACAACGAACTTACCAAGGCCGGTTTAGCATCGAGGGTTTCGATTCCAGTGGTGGAGTTCAAAGGAACAATCGACGAAGCCAAAGCAATCGTTATCCGAGACAATCAAAATGAAGGCCAATGGGACTGGGACAAAGTAAGTGCGTTGCTTGAAGGATTGTTTGAATGCGGCATTGATCCGCTGCTTTCTGGCTTTAATAAAGACACTGTCGAAGACCTGACATCGTTGGCTTTGAAGTCCGAAGAACTGGAAGATTACTTGAACGCCTTCGACGAAGATTCCGAGTTTGATTCTTCAAGGCAAAGCCAAGAAACAGAGTCCAACGCGAGTCCGGTGGATGGCTTTGTCAAGGCTCGGCTCGGCAAGTTGAGCGGGTTGGTTGACAAACACCTTTACGATCGATGGGTCTCGATCTGGAATGAAGCTCCGGAAGGCGCAGAGTTTGAGTACATCATCGAGGGAATTCAATGAAATCCGGAAAAGTCAGTATTTCAAGTTTAGTTCCATTCGACGAGAATCCGCGTTTCATCGAGCCCGAAGACTTGGACAAGTTAGCTGAATCATTGAGTCGATTCGGCCTTTACAAGCCTTTGCTCGTTTGGCGAGACGACGAGGGAAAGAACGTCGTCATAGGCGGGAACCAAAGGTTGAAAGTTCTGCTCGGCATGGGCGTGGAAGAAGTTCCAGTGGTCTGGTTCCAAGGTTCTCGTGCAGAAGCAGTCACCGTGGCTATGCGAGACAACAACCACGACGGCGAGTGGAATTTCGAAGAACTTTCCGAATATATCGAGACCATGGACAGCGAATTGGTTCCATTCACAGGGCTTGATGAAAATTGGCTTTCATATTCGGGCCTCGAAGACGCAAGTTCAGACCAAGATCTGGAAGAAGAAGAACGACACGCGTCGAACGGTGAGGTAAGCGAGACGGAACAATCCAAAGTTCACAAGTTCCGTATTGGGGACTTGAAGTTCGAAGTAAATCAACAGCAGTATGAAGCATGGCAGAAAAAGGTTCGCGAGTACCAGATCAAGGTTAACTCAACCTCCGCGCAGTCCGTCTTAAAAGCAATGCTCGGTTCTTTCTATTCGTGAAAGAACCCGCATTATCGCGCCGTCTCATTTTTTTTCGTTTTCTGTTTGCGTAGCAAATTGTAACGAGAAACGTTGTATGTGCGGCGGATCCCCCGTCGCACCAACAACCCCGGAGCAACAACATGTCCGCTATCTCCTCCGTCCACGGCTCATTTGTGTGGTACTCCATCGCTGGTGCCGCACGACCCGATGACATCAACGCTGCGCTCGCCGGTTTGGGCTCGTCCCGTCGGGTCAAGCTCAATCACGTTACGGAATTGAAGCGCATCGCGCGCTCGTTCACGAAACGCTCCAACGGCGAACGGTTCAAGACCGAATTGATTTTCGCTGACGACAACGAAATCGTCGTCGGGCTTCTTCGAGCCGAAATCGATGTGAACAACCGGATCGCTGGTTGGGTGCAAATCGACACCGCTGTTTTCGACCCCTCCGCCCCCTTCGACGGTTGCGCCGATTGGCGCGACAACCACTGGATCAAAACGTTCGGCGGCCCTGTCGGTGAGGCGTTCCATGCCAAGGCGCATGGACTGATGACCTTGGTTGACGGGCGCGTGTTTCGCCCTATCATCGTTGACCGGCTCAACGACCTGGGCGCTGTGCGGTTGCAATCGCACGGATCGCTCCACTACGTACCCGGAACCATCGATCCGATGGTGGCTACGCTCGTGTCGGCGCTCGGTGACTCCGAATTCCACGCTATCCCGCAGGATAGCGATGCGGCCGCAGCGGTCGCGGGTTCCGCGCTACAACGTCACGTCAACGAAAAGCTCGCTGCCGTTCGGGAACGGATCCGGGAATTGCGCTCCCCTGACCGGAAGCGGTCGCCGGGTGCCAGGGCCGTTCAAAACGTGATTGACGACATCGCATCCCTTCGGGACGTGATTTCGCTCTACTCCGACAAGCTGTTGTCCGAAATCAGCGATTTCGGCTCGGTGTCGGATGCGTTGCGCGACGACGCCATGGCTATCCTCGCGGACACGACTACGACCACCGCCAAGGTCGAAACGTCTCCGTGGGATGCGCTCCTCGCTGAAATCGATACGGTGACGGACTTCGGGGTGCTGGACTTGGTACGTGCCAAGGTTCCATTCCACCTTCGCAACGCGGACTACATCAACGCACAACCGTTCGACGGCTTCATCGCTACCCCGCTTGATGGTGGCGGCGTGCGAATCGCTCCCGTGGAATAATTCCCACGGGGATCCCCTGTTCCCTTCGGGGAACGGGGGATTTTTAAGTTTTAACCTTAAACTCGGATCTGAAATGACTTTCGATGAATACCAACAACTTGCAATCAGAACAAAGAATTCAAAGTTAAATGACCAGTTAAGCATTGCCGTAAATGCACTTGGGTTGGTCGGCGAAGCAGGCGAAGTTGCTGATTACTTAAAGAAAGTTGTAGGTCACAATCACCCGATCGACAGGAACAAGTTGGTTTTGGAATTGGGTGATGTGCTTTGGTATGTTGCTAGCCTTTGTGATGAATACCAAATCAACATGGAGGCAGTAGCAACAAGGAATATCACCAAATTGCAGAGGCGATACCCGGAAGGGTTTTCGACTACAGATTCGTTAAACCGAGTCGATACGGACCCGTCCGAATAGGTTTCGAGAAACCGTTTCTGCGTTACCTGCGGGTTGCGCGGGGTCAGATGCGGGCGAACCATCAGAACCCCTGATGCGGGCGATACGCAACCTCGTTGCCCGTGTCCGGGGTATCGATCGATCTTCGCGGAATTACCAAATAGTTGTTGGCACAGCCGGGATCCGTAGATACAAGAAATGTGCCGGGCATTCAGTCCGGTAACAACCACGGAGCCAACACAATGTCGCTACAACCTTTCACCGACTACTTGAATTCCCGGTTCGTTAACCGGGAAACGGAAATTCGACTCCTTTTGCTGGGCCTCATCGCTCGCCAAAACACCCTATTCTGGGGTGATCCGGGGACGGGAAAATCCAACCTCACCGAAACGTTCGCGACGGCTTCCGGGTATCGCTACAAGCGGACCCAATTGACCAAATTCTCTACGATGGAGGAGGTGTTCGGGCCGCTTTCGCTGACCGCGTTGAAACAAGATTTGATGATTCGGAACTGGCAGGTGTCGCCTGCCAATTCGGAAATCCTGTTCATCGACGAAATTTTCAAGGCGTCGGGGAGCATTTTGGATTCGCTTCTCGGTTTGCTGGAGGAACGCGCGTTCAGCAATGGTTCCGACGGCACCGTCGACCTGCCCATCGAAATGGTCGTCGCTGCGTCAAACGAATTGCCTGACCCCGACGGGCCGCAGCGGGCGGTGTGGGACCGCTTCGCGATTCGTCGCACCGTCGCACCGCTATCGCGGACCACGGATTTGCTGGCGCTGTTGAATTGCGTCACAACGCGCGGGTCAGCGATCACCCATACCGGGCCGGTTGACCTCCGAACCACGATCGAACAGCTTCGATCGGCGGCGAGCGCCGTTGACCTCCAACCTGTGTTTAACAATTTGGTTCAAATCCGAAACCTGCTCGCCCGAGAAAAAATCAAGGTTTCCGACCGTCGGCTGGTGGTCGCCACCAAATTGATCGCAGCCGCAGCCGCAATGGTGGGCGATACGGTCGCCAACCCCAACCACCTGTGGGTTCTGAAATATTGTTGGTGGAACGCTCCCGCCGAGGAGCCCGTGGTGGCGGCTATCGTCACGCGGGCGATCAACCCCCACGCGGCGAAGGCGCAAGCACTCGAAGACGCGGCCCTCGAAATCGGTGCGAAAATCACTGGTCAACGCTGGTCCGTCGACAACGTCGGGCAGCTTGCTGCGCTCAAGAAGCAATTGGTCACAACGCTTGATGAACTGGCTAACCTGCCGGTTTGCACCGAAACATCGCAGGCGGCGGCGGTGGTCGACAATTTGATCGTTGAGGCGGATCGTACCATTCGCCTCATGTTCGGGTGAACCCCCAACCCGCCAAGGTGTTGCAAACAACACGCTGGCGGGTTACCCAGAATGGGCGGGGGCGATCCCCCGCGACAACCACGGAGCCAAAATGTACAAACCTTCGCTGCTTTCCAATTTGTTGTGGGATGACCGCTCCGGTCGTCCCGCTATCGCAGACGCTGTTCGCGACGCACACCTCCCCGACGAGGCGTTCCCCGCGCAGGTGTTCGCGCGGTTGTTCGAGGACGCCCCTGCGGGGGAACCGGATCACACGGCTTCGTCCCATGAAGCGCTCGAATGCGCGGAATGGGATGAACTCCAAACCACCGTCGCGGGGGATGCCGACCTTTCGGCTTTGGCTACGGCGGGTTTGATGGCGGGCTTCGATACCCCGCTGGATGACGATATGGCGGATAACCTCCGCGCTGCCCGCATTCGCGGTCGGCTCCGCGAAACGGCCGACAAAATGCAAAAAGCAAAATTTGCTGTCGCATCATTCGGTGGAGCAACCGATATGCTGGGCGAACCGGGCGACCCGATTCGCTCCGAAATTATTGAACAAATCGCCTCGGACGAAGCATTCCGACGGATCCTCGACCTCGTCGGCGGATTGCTCGCTGACGGCGATAAAACAATCACGGTGGACACTGTGATCGAGGAAATCACGTCCACAACGCTCGGAAACAATATCGCGCATCTGCTACCGATGTTGCGCAGCCAGCTTGGGATTGAAATCATGGAGGACATTGTCCTTCAAAAAATCATCGAAAACCGGGCCGAGGTTTTCAAATTCACCGGCTCCCAAAAATCGGGCCGAGGCGACATCGTCTTGCTGCTCGACGTTTCATCGTCAATGCGGGGTGACCCCTTCGACCGCGCGAAGGCTGTGGCATTGGCCACAATGCTTCGCGCTACGATGCAGAACCGGCGATGCATCGTGCTTCCCTTTTCGGGTCGGGTCCACGATCCGATCGAAAACACCCCCGAAGGCGTATTGGCCTTGCAACGGTTGTCGGCCCGGGGAACAACAAACCTGCACAAAGCAATTCAAACTTCGGTACAATACCTAACCGACAAAGGCGATATTATGATTATCACCGATGGGCTCGGCGAGGTGTCGGTCGGTTGGCGGGAAGCCTTCGAAGCCGCCGACGCGCGGTTGTTCGCTCTCGCTATCAATGGCGGGGCATTCTGCGACGAGATAAAGCACCATGCTCACTTGTACGTTAATTTGGATACTGAATTGAAGGTGGTCGTATGACCACCAACACAAAGGGGTGAAAAATGGAAGACTTTCCTGCATTCGCAGTTCCGGGGAGCGAACCTCCTCGGAATCAAATCTTTTCTGCTTTGCGAAACATTTGGTTGTCCGAAGCGCCCGAAGGGGAGCGTCGCACGTCGACCGGGTTAGCCGAAACGTTGTCGGCATCCGGACGGACTGTCCTTCCCCAACATGTAAGTCAATGGGCCTCCGGGTCTGACGGTCGCCGACCCCCTTGGTGGGTTATCCACTATTTACTTCATGTTACCGGCTCGAAGATCATCTTCGAACCTAATTCCCTCCAAATCGTTCGCACTGTTTTGGAGGAATACGATGGGTAAAAAGGGCTGGCTGTTGGGTTTGCTCGACGGTTCGTCCGATGCATCAACGCTTCGAGATGAACAACTAGATTCTGCGATTGTTTGGCTCAACAACGAAGGTCTACAACACTTCGACGAAGCACAATTCGAACAAGTGAAACAAACGCTTCGGTTGGAATGGCTTCAACGGGGGCCGACCTTGCGTTTGGCTCACGTTGAAACAATGGCAGGCGCAGCAAAAGGCGTTGATTGTCCGTGCTGTGGTCGGTTCGTGAAGCGATACGGTAATCGACTCAATGCCAACCGAGTCAAATCGTTGATCTGGCTTTGCCAACAATCGGATGACTGGATTCATGTGCCAGAAGAAGGTCCGCGTTGGCTTGTAAAGACAAATCAACACCCGACTTTATGTTGGTGGGGGCTCGTTGAACGGAAACCGGACAGCCCAGGGTATTATCGGGCAACGAACCTCGGGCGTGAGTTCATTTCCGGCCGAGCCAAAGTACCCAGCAAAGTTCACACGTTCAATGGCTCTGTGGTAGGAACAAGCGGAGATTTGATCGGTGTACATGAAGCCATCGGCGATGCATTTTCGCTTGAAAATGAACTCGCGCCCACCGCTGACGGTGCCCCGGAACGGATCCCCGTAACCGACGCATGAGGTTTCAGAAACGCATGTATCAGGCGTTTTCCGGTGTGGGTCCATGGTTCGGTGCCCGTGAATCGGCAACGTCCCCAGAAACGCAATGAGGTGTCACCAATGGAAGCAGCAGAATTCGTCGATCCCAATTCGTTAGTCCCTTGGGACGAAAACCCGAGAATCAATCAACAATCCATTGAACCTGTCGCAGACTCAATCCGGAGATTCGGCTTTGCTGCACCGATTGTTGCTCGCCGTGCAGACAACATGGTCATTGCAGGTCATACGCGACTCAAAGCAGCGCTTTCTCTGGGTATGGAACAGGTTCCTGTTCGGTTCTTGGATCTGACAGTTGATGAAGCAAAAGCACTTGCATTGGCGGATAACAAGATCGGCGAATTAGCAATGTGGGATGACCCTACATTGAGTAAGATCCTTTCCGATCTCCAAGAATCCTCAACGGAACTGCACAACCTCGGGTTCTCAACACAAGAACTCGAAGACCTCATGCAAAACGCTGACTCGGTCTTCGAGTTGTTTGATGAAGACGACGAGGACGACGGGGACTTTGCCAGTGATACACAATTCGCTGATGCAAAGTCCTTTTCGTTTATTCTTACGGGGCCTCCTGATTTAGCGAACGACCCACAACTCAAATCGCTTGTTATCGCCTTCGCGAACGAACACGGACTGAAGTTAAAGGTGCAGGCAAAATGACGTTGGAATGGGTGGAAGACCGAGTTGGCGGGCTCCAAGTTTGGTGCCAGTACATGTTCTCGAAAGCAGAAGTAAACAGTGACAGTAACTATGTCCTTACTTCTGCTTTTGTCCGCGCAATGGCAGAGGTAAGACCCGACTGGCATTTTTGGGTTCCTTTCCCTGACTCAAAGAGCAAGTTCAAATACGACGACGACGGCTTTTTCTCGTTGCCTAATGTGACGCGGGTCTCACAGCGCATGAATCCCCGTCGGCACGGAGGGGCTGTTCACTTTGACTCGATCTGGTACGACAAACTCTTTCGGAGCGTAGCAATTGATGTAGCTTGGTGCAATCTCGTAGAGATGGCAGGAAACATCAAGTTCAGTGGGGACAGTTCCTACAACGATACGTTCAAACCTGTTGTCGTTGCAGCACACAACTACACCATTCACAAATCCCTTCCCTACAACGTCGACGCTATGGCGAACGTTTGGTGGACTCAACTGAATGGAACAATCCTGGCCGACTGGAATGTCTACAACTCCGATTACACTCGGACTCTTGTTCTCGACAACTGCCGGGAGGCACTTCATCCAGACCTAGTTCAGAAAATTGAGCAATCTGGAAGCCGGATTTATTTAGGTACACTTGAACAATCACTTGAGTACCACGAGACCGGCAATGAAGTGCCTGTAATTGCTTACAATCACAGATTGCAGGGGTATAAACGCTGGCGAGACACCATGCAGGTGTTGGATGAACTTTACCAGGAAGGAGTAAAGTTCAAACTTCGCTACATGAACACCAACAGAGAAAACACTGCATATCTTGCTCAATATCCTTGGGCAGAGATTTGCCTCGTCAGAACACGCGACGAATATCTTGAAGCACTTCGTGGATGCGACTTGAACGTGACGCACTCGATGTATGAGACGTTCTGCATCAGCGCAGTGGAATCAATGGCATTGGGTCAGCCGTTGGTGGCTCCCAACGATTGTACTTTCCCCGAGATCACGGGCCGAGCCACAACCAATTACCCTTACCTGTTCGATGATGCTTCAGAGTGCAAAGCCATGTTGAGGCGATTGTTGACGGTTGAGCGAGAAAGAAAACACTGGGGAAGAGTCGTAAGCGATTACGTGCGTTCAACCTTCAATTCTCGTCTTTGGGCAGAACAATACAGCGAGTTGTTCGAAAGGTTAGATGCAGAGCGCGTTTGGACTCCGAAAGATGGGAACAAAGAAGCTTTCGCTGAATGCCTGATCGCACACCACGGTCAGCCGTTTACTGAATTTTACAAAGCACTAATGAAACTCAAAGTGAATGGTAAAGGTCCATTCGGGGCCCAAAGTTGTCCCATGTCCAGAGCAAGCCGAATGGTTCGGAGGTTCGGAGGAAGCATTCGAGTCCGAGGCGGCAGGCAATTCGTGTATGCTTTCAATAGGTCATAGGAGCAAAGATGAAGGCACCCGACCTTTGTGAAAGCGCTGTTGAAGTCCTAGCGAGTAGCATCGGAGATGAAGACCTCCGAGTGTACTTATGCAACCAAGACAGTTTGCTTGTTCTGGTTGCGAACAACTTCGAAACAGTCCAAGACATTCTCGAATATATCGAAGCAGGGTTCGACCGAGACAAGAAAGCCGAAGCCGAAAGTCAAGTTTGGTCGATGAACATTGAGCCAGGAGAAGCATAAATTAGTCGTTGAAAGGTTACCCGTTCCATGTTAACATGGTTGAGCCAACCCGGAGCAACCATGGAAACAGAACACGCTGCGAAAATCAAGAAAGCTCTTGATACCTTGTTGAAGACGACTTTTATCGAGACCGAGTTCATCAAACTTGAACATCGCGAAGCGGTCGAATCGCTAACATTGCTCGATGAACTTGTCGTAAAGCTCCAAAGAACAGCGACTTCAGAAGAATAAGTTTCAAATGCAACTGTCGGGGTGAGCCAGTAGCGAGCGGACCCGTCGAGGCACCCTCCCCGCTGGGAAGCGGGTTCGTAACGCTTAACTACTTCATCCTGATGTCAACCATTGTACTGGTGACTGGCATCGCTCCGACAGTTGTATTTCTTCTTCAGAACGGAAGAACATAGCTGATCAGGTAATGCACACCGGTTCCGTCGATGATGAAATCGCCTCCGGTAAGCAAACCCTTGAAGTCGAAGTCCACATAGCGATTATTGTGGATATGAATCGTCTGACCTCCGCTCGACGCCGGCAACGTGAGGGTCGAGTCACCTGTGTGTGATTCACAGAAAACGTGATGCACTGCGGCTTGTGCAGACAAACTGATTGTGAGCAAAGCGGTCGTTTCACCTGCCTCAATTTTAAGGTATCGGTTGTGTGGATACCCTTCGATTGCACTTCGAGTTGCATCGTTCCAGTGAGACATGTGTACCTCGTTTCAGAAACTATGGGCGCAGAAACTATGGGTTTAGAAACTATGGTCATAGAAACTATGGGTTTAGAAACTATGGGTTTAGAAACTATGGGTTTAGAAACTATGGGTTTAGAAACTATGGGTTTAGAAACTATGGGTTTAGAAACTATGGGTTTAGGGCGTAACGGAGTAATCGAATATATGATACTTGAAATGCGAAGTAGCAGAGGTAATAGATTCACTCATGTCTCCACGCCCAGCGATAATCAGGTTTCACCTGATGTGCCGTGCGTGTGATGCTACTGGTTATGAGTATTTCGATTGCGAAATCCACTCCGACTACGACACGTTCAAACATTGCCTGCGTTGCAACGGGCGAGGGTACATCGTAGCCACGTACCAACGGCTGGGAGTTGTGGAATCTGATGGGCCCCGGACGGGTGCGGACAAGGACCCCAACGAGGTTCCGTAAACGGTGCGAGAAAACGTTTCAGCGACCGACCCGGTATGCCGGCACGTCTGGTCTGGTGGGCGCGTCAGAAACCGTTCTACGCGGCGATGCCAAAAACACTTGTTTTCAAAGCAAACAAATAAACTAAACTGCACCCGGTGTGGGGTTATAACAACTGAACTAACCGATCGGGAGTTACCGAGTTGTGCCGGTCGAAACACGACAACTGGAATTTGAAAGAAATCAAATAATGTATAGCACTGATCGCTTCTGTTGTTCCGTGTTCTGTGTTCGGTCAACACAAAATGAATTCGGCAAACAACTGGCCCCGGGAAAATAAAGTCCTCGGCGGAAACAAATCCAAACTGTGGGAAATTAGCACTCGGGAATCTCGCCCGGGAATCTGCCAGTTCGGGAAAGGCACTCACTCGGGAACCTTTAGTTGGTCAACCGTAGCGCTCCGGGAATAGCCCTTGGTTGTGCAAAGCGCTTTGGTTGGGAACCTGCGGCTTTGCAGGCAAAATCGGCTGCGGCTGTGAAAGGTTCGTTGAAAGCACTTCTGCCTTTCCGCTGCGACCCAAAGCCCTTTTCACTGTGGTCAAAGCCCTTTTCGGGCTTTCAAAGTCCTTTGATGCCCAGTACAGTTCCAAAAGTCCTGCATTTCGGGGGTAAAATGAAACCTGCGGATTGACCGCAGGCTTCATGCCGTGGTTAGTCCTCCCACGATTTCGTTGTGGGGATGGTTGCGGGCGCGAACGTCATAGCGTATTCCGCTACGATGTTGTTTTGGGTATCCCAAATGCGCGCCGCAGCGCGTGCGCGGCCGCGCTGCATTCCGGGATGCATCGGTTCATCCATGAAAGCGTTTTCGCCCCAAAACGCTGCGAACCCGGATGCGGCGTCAATCGCTGCGCCCAACGTGGGGTAGCCGATTCCGTCCGGGATGGGCTGCGCGTCCCGCATGGTAACCAGCCCGTCATCCCGCTGGGTCAAAAAACCCAGCAAAATTTCATCGCCGGTTTCGCTACACCGGGTTCCGAATGCAGCGGGATCCTCCCAATTGTCCAATTCCATCACCAATACATAGCGCATTTTTGCTCCCGTGGTTGTGTTTTGGGCCGACCGCCGACCCACGATCCACGTAACACGATCAGCGTTATCGGACAAACCCTATCTTTTGGTCTTAAAAACCGGTTAATCCGCGGGCTAACCGGGTTAGAACCGTTGATTACAGTTCTTCGGGCAAACCCTCCACGGGCAAGCCATATAGCCAACATTCACAATTGACTGTTCCACCCAGGGCAGGGATTGTGATCCGCACGCTGGTAGCCAAAGGCAAACGGCATCCGGCGCAGCGGGGAAGCCGCTCACGGCGTTGTCCGTTGAACGCGTAGTACAACGCGTCACAGTCTACGAACTGCGCAGTTTCATTGGCAGTTTCATTGGCTGTGGCAATGAACAGAACTTTCCTGTTCCTGCCAAAGTCCTCGGGGTCGACCCCGATCGAGGTTTTTCGGAATTTCGGCTTATTCATGGTCATCAACCCACAGCGTGATTTCAAGGGCTCCGCCATTTCCGCGGAGAGTGATGTCGGGATTTTCCTCAACCAGCTTGAACACGTCCTGCGCATCAGCGAGTCTCGGGTTGCGCGCCAAAGCGCACAGCGCACCGTACTGGTCGGCGATGTTAGTCGTTTTGTCCAACCCGACCGCAGTGGCGATGACGGTCCCCTCCCAATTGTTGTAAACGGCTACCACAGCCCAACGGATTGCAGCGCGAATGGCTTCGTCTCGGGTGTCGTAGCGAAAAGGGCCGGTCAAGCCGGCCCCGTCCCTGCCGACGACGTGGTAGCAAACCACGTCATCGTCATACACCTGCACCCGGCCGTAATATGGCACACGGTGCAGGTCGATTAGCTGGACGCGAATCATCGGCGACGTCCACGCGAAGCGGAAGCGTCATTGATGATTTGGTTTCGGGAAAGCGAAATCATGTTAGCCCCCGATGATGCGAGCGATTTGTGCCGCGTACAACAGGACCCACATCGCAGCCCATGTGGCCGCAATTTCCAGCGCAATTTTCAAATTCGGGTTTTTCATTTTTTGCTCCGTGGTTGTGCGTGCGGATCCCCCGCACATGGATCACGTAACCGTGTAGCGTGTTACGTGCAAACCAGACGATCGCGCCCAATTGTCCGGGGTCTTCGCCGATTAGTCTTTCAGTGGAAGCCAAAGCCAATGAGTACTTATGTTGAAATTGCACTTCCGATCAAAGTGGTTGCACGATAACCACTCCCGCGTTACGTGATCGCGGGGGGGATGAGCCTCCCCGCAACAACCGCGAGGAAAATCAAAATGGCCAAAAAGCTGGAAACATTACAACAGGGCTCGAACATTGTCGAGCTTGTTTTGCTGGATACTGATGCCGTTTTGTACGTCCAGGGAATCCCGGTCACGCCCTGCACCAGCTGCACGTGGGAATGCGACACCGTCGCAGGTCCCGAATCCGGCAGCGATACATTCACGTGCAGCCGGTGCGGCGATACGTACAGCCACATTTACTACTAAGGGATTCCGCCCATGTGTACATGCTGTGCTGTACGAACAATGTCCGGCAGGCTTTGCAAAGCCTGCCGGGCTGAGCTTGAGAAACTACGAAAGCGAAGGTGAAAATGAGGCGTTTTACAATCAGCGAATGCACCTTCCCTTCCCATTGGAAAGGGCTCGCCGTTGGCGATGCGTTCAAGGCAAAGTCGGAATTCCGCCATCCTGCTTATGGCGTTATCAAGGTCGGCGACCTTGTTCGAATCGAGTCAATCAGGATTAATCCTGATGGTCGGGTGGCGTTGGATTTGAAAACGCTGGACGGAAACGGCTTTGCCTGCGTGACGGCCGAAGCCCTCGATCGTCATTTCGATTAACCTGCGTCGCAGGCCCGGGCGTTATGCCCGGGTTTTGCTTTGCTTCAAACAAAGGTTTTAGTCGAAAGGAATTTCAGATGAAAGTAAAAATGAGTCCCTAAAAACTATGGTTACTAGAAACTATGACCGCTAGAAACTATGACTACTTTCCGGTGCCGTCCTAAAAGCCAGTATCGCTTTTGGCTTCTAAACTGACTGCGACTCGGAACTCGAACTCGACTTCGGCCGGGTTCCCGGAAAACCGATCAGCGAAAAGCAAATCGGATTAAAACCTGCGGTTTCCGGCCGAGTCCAGACCTCCGTCGAGTCGCTGCATCAAGTCGTTCCCAAAACCAATTCGAGCAGGAATCGAACTCGGCTTTGCACTCCAGTTGTCAGTCAAGTACGGACTCGCCTGCACACTCCCGGGCCTTCAAACTCGCTTCCCGTTCTCGTCGAGTGCGGTAAAGCAACCTTTTGATTTTACTGCCATTGGTATGCAAAAGGCAAGTGCGGGCAGTAAGGTTCAATCGCGACTCGCATTGCATACGCGGAATGTGCAAGCGAAAACAAAATCAACCTGATTCGAGTGCCACTTATGGAACTCGAAGTCACTTCAAAAGGAACTCGAAAAGTTACTCGATTCGAAACTCCATTGGACTTTCAAGTTGAACTTCCACAACTTGCAGGTTGGACTTTCAAACTGAACTTCGGGCTGGAAGTCGTGCACTTCCAACTCGTAACTCAACTCGAAGTCGTGCCTCAACTCCAGTCAAGTTTCAACTTGAACTGCGAACTGATTCTGCAAGGTTACTTTTCAACTCACTTTTTCTTTCACTTTCAAAGTTTAGTTTTGCGACAACTACTTTCCGTTGGGTTTTAGGAACTCAACTTTCCCCGGAATTCCAACCCCGGGAAAGCACACTTTTCCTCATCCGGGAATCTTCACTTTCGGCTGCCGGCAGCAAAAAGGGCTTACGGTAGAACCCTTGTTTTCGCGCAGTCGCCGAGATGCACGGTAGAACCCCCCTTCTCGACGAAGTGCCGGTAGAACCCCCCTTCTGGTGGGATCCCGGTAGAACCCCCCTTCTCGGCGACTGCCCGAGATGCACGGTCAGACCCCCCTTCTCGGCGATCGGCTGGTTGTCGGGGGTCTTCCCGCCTTCTCGCCGGCTGCCCGAGCAACCCGGTGCAACCCCCTTTCTCGCCGATCGGCTGGCAAGCCGCGTGAGACCCCCCTTCTCGCCGGTTGGCTTATTCCCGTGGTTGAACCCTTGTTCTCGCCGGCTGCCCAGCATGCGGCATTCAACCACCCTTCTCGGCGGCTCGTCCTTTCCCGTGGTTCGACGCGGCATCTCGGCCTATCCCTGGATCGCGGGGTTGAACCGTGCGATCCAGCCGCTCACGGGAGAACGCCACGAATCGGCCGATGGCTGCATCTGCAACAGTCATGCCTGGCATGCTCTGTGCAGAAGGCTCGACTTGGCACGTCTGTTGTAGCGCTGCAACAGTCATACCAATGCTAGGCTGGCATGTCTTTTGTAGCGCTGCAATAGCCATACCAGTGTTAGGCTGGCATGTCTGTTGCAACCCGCTGCAATAGCCATACCAGTGCTAGCGACTCACGGTTGAAGCCCCTTTCTCGGTTGCTTGCCCTCCACGTTAGAACCCCGGTTTTCGGCCGGCCCGCCGATCCGGCCGTTACGATTGAACCCCCATTTTCGGCCGGTGGCCGGGAACGATTGAACCCCGTTTTTCGGCCGGTTGCCCCCGAACGTCCCGAACGATTGAACCCCCGTTTTCGGCCGATCGGTCCAACGATTGAACCCGGGTTTTCGGCCGGTGCCGATCCCGAAAATCGCAACGATCCGTTGCACCCCGATCGTCAACGATCGTCAGTGAATGGCATTCAGTGGCCCCGTTTTGTGACAAATGTGAAACGATCACGTGTCATTTGTGATCGGGTCCAGGGCGGAAATCGGATACCGAATGCCGCTTTGTCGGGGTTTGACCGCCACAATTGGACGATCGGACCCGATTAACCCGGATCCGGTTGCCCCGGGTTCGGGTTTTCGGGTGAGGACTACGCGTAAAACGTTATTTGAAATCCGGTTTTCGGCGACAGCGGCCCGGTGTGACGCGTGTCGTTTGTTATGTGAACCGATCCCCGCCGGCCCCCGTTTCGGGCATTATCGGCGTTCCCGGCGGATAATGCACGGTAACCCCGTGGTCGTTATTGCATCGGTGCCGGCCCGCCGTGGGTCGGCGCCACAACCACAACCACAACCGGGGGAACCCCACCATGGCCAACACCATCACCATCACCATCACCGCAACCGCCGCCGCCGTTCGGGCGATCGCCGATCACACCATCAACACCGGTGCCCCGATCGGGATCGATGGCAACCGGATCACGGGAACGGCCGCCGACATCACCGCCGCCGTTGCCGACACCAACCCCCGCACGATCGCCGCAACGGCCCGCCGGGTTGCGGCCGCCGTTGCCGCCGTGGCCGACACGGCCGACACCGCCGACACCGCCGACACCGCCGACACCGCCGACACGGCCGCCGACGACACGGCCGCCGACGACACGGCCGCCGACGACACGGCCGACCACCCGTTGACCGCCATGGCCCGGATCCGCGCGGCCGCCGCCGCCGATCGTGCGGCGTTGACCGCACCGGCCCCGGCCCCGGCCCCGGTCGCCGACACGGCCCCCACGGCCCCCACGGCCACCGACACGGCCACCGACACGGCCCCGGCCCCCACGGCCCCGGCGGCAACGGTGGACGCCCCCACGGCCCCGGCACCGGCCCCCACGGCGGCCCCGGCGGCGGGGCCCGTTCCCGTTGTCGTGTGGGTTGATGATGTCCGCGTGTCGTCCGTTATCCGGGGTTTGATGGGCGTTATGGGCGGAACGTACACCAAACGACGCGACAACATGATCGAATTGCGCGCGATCGTCGGTGAAAACGGGCGCCGTATGCCCGAAACCCGCGCGTACCGTACCGCCCGTTCCCGGTGGGTTGTGATGTCCGATTCGGTCGCCACCGTTGCGGCCGCCGTTGCCGCCGTGTTGGACGCGGCCGCGATCCCCGCCGACACCGGCGACAATGGCCGCACGTATCAACCCGGGGCAACGGTGGCGGCGTACGATGTCAACGCCCCCGCCGATCCCCGGCGGTACGGGTGCCCGGGGTGCGCGTACGGCGTGACATGGCGGTACACGGTCGCCGCGCGGGCCGTTGCCGGTACCGACGATCCCCGGTCGGACGCCGACGTTGCGGCCGGTGTCGTGTAACCGCACGTTCGGACCGCCCCGGGGCACGCCGCCCCGGGGTTTTTCCCGTTTCAACCCCAACAATCGGCAATATCGCCCCGGGTTTCGGCCCGGGGTTTTTTCGTGGCCGCCGTTCGGCCCCCGGATCGGGGGTTGGTGAACCCCGCCGGATCGGGTGTTTCCCGGCCGTTCCCGGTACCGTACGGGCGTTGAACGGGGTTCGGTCACACGTTCGGGTGTGGAAACCGCGCGGGCCGTTGTGGGGCCGTTTACGGGGGCTCAATGGGGTGATCGTGAAAATCGCGTTTTAACGCCGTTAATGGTTCGATCATGGGGATCCGTACCGGTGCGGGGGTTCGGTCGGTCAACCCGCGCACGTTGCGCCCATGTTGCGCGGTTGCATTGTTCAAAATTATCGGCCGCGCAACGGGGTTTTTTTGAATCCCACGCACGCGGGGTGGTTGCGTTGCCCGTCGCCGTGCAACCAAACGCGCATTGGTTGCGCATATCGCGCACACCCCTACCCGCAGCCGGCAACCAATGCCAGGGGTGCCAACGGGGGTGCGCATTCAATATTGTGGGGGTTGAACCGTCGTTTTCGGGGACCGCGTGAGAAGGGGGGGTCTACCATGGCTTTCGGGCGCAGGGCCCATATTTGGAGCACCCCACCTCCGCATTTTCTAGCACTACACGCTATCCCCCCGCTCGTGTTACCCTAGTTTTCTAGGAAGGAGAAAAATGGACCCCGCAGGCCCGTACCACTATTTGCTTTCCCAAATTGTTCACGATGAACCGTTAATTGGGCTTTCGCTTACGACGCATCAAAACACGCGCGGCAAACCCATGTCCTTCAAACACCGGCCGTACTTGATTGAACTGTACCGCGACCTCCCCAAACTCGAAGGAGCGGACATTCGGAAAGCAGTTCAAACGGGATTATCCGAATTATTTATTCAGTTAATTATTCATATGGCTGGTCAACAATCCCGAATCGCCGCATACGTGCTTCCAACTTACACAATCCGAGATCGGTTTGTTCAACAGCGCATCAACCCGCTTTTGCAATCCGTCCCGATGTATCGGGTGTTGTCTGGGATTGATACGTCGGCTGGGCGAACGAATCGCAAACCGGGGAACTTGAAACTGAAGCGATTCGGCTCGGGAGCCATCATGTTCCTGGGGTCGAACACCGCTGGAGATTTTCTAGAATTTTCAGCAGACACTTTGATCGTTGACGAGTACGACCAATGCGACCCACAAAACCTCGCAAAAGCACGGGACCGGCTTCGCGCTTCGGACTCACCGCAAATGTTCCGGTTGGGTAACCCGACTTTGCCTCGCACCGGCATTTCAAAAGTATACGATGCCTCGGATTGTCGCCGTTGGTTTCATCGGTGCTCGCGTTGTTCGAAATGGCAACCGATTGACTGGTTCGAAAACGTCGTCCAAAAAACGGACGGAGGGGAATGGCAACTTCGGGATACGCAACGCCACGACCACGAAGACCCTCGCGCCGTTTGTCGGTTTTGCAATAAACCCTTCGACCGGCGAGCAAAACCCGGAGCATGGGTAGCACAACACCCCACTCGTTCCCGCCGAGGGTATTGGATTTCTCGGTTGGATTGTTTGGATGAATCGTATCAAACGCTGTTCGCCGAATGGACCGAAGCCCAATCCGACGCGGCGAAGCTTTCAACGTTTTACACTTCAGTTTTGGGCGCACCGTTCGAACATTCGGGTGCTCGGATTTCATATGAAATGTTATTCGAATGTGCAACCGGCCCGGACTTGGACTATGTCGGCGGAAAACACTACCGGGATCAGACGATAACGATGGGAGTCGACGTTGGAACAATTTTAAATATTTCCATTTCGACTGCCGAATACGACGACAACGGAAACCTTACCCGGCGGGCGTTGTGGGTCGGCGCATGCAGGTCATTCAATGAAGTTCAATCGATGATCGAACGCTATCACGTTGACGTGTGCGTAATCGATGCAATGCCCGAAACGCGAAAAGCAAAAGAGCTTCGGGATTACGCGTTGACGACATCGACCCGATGCGCTGTATGGCTCTGCCGGTTCCACCCGACGCCTCGTATTGGTTCACAAAAATACGGGATGAAGCAAAATTGGACCGAACGAGTCGTTTCGGTCGACCGAACGCAGGTGATGGATACAACGTTCGACGACATACGAAACGGGAATCGGAAATGGCCTTCCGATGTGTTCACTGTGTTTGGGTGGTCCGATCAAATGCGAGCTTCCGTCCGAATCCTCGACGAAGAACGCAGCCGCATCCGATGGGTCGAAGGCAACGCCGCAGACCACTACCGGTTAGCCGATGTGTACGATCGGATTGCGTTTGACATCAACGAATCGGCTGCGTCGTACATCGCTTGATGTTGGCGCATATCACGGTAAGAACGGTGGAAGTTGTGGAAAGTGCGAGCCACCATTGCCATCAATGAACAGATGATAAGCAAAAGCAGTAAGTAAAAAAATGCATAGACGAAAAACCGTCGCATGCATTGATTTTACTCGCGGTTTGCAAACCGTTCAATTGCATAGTTCGTAGGAACCAAATTCAATAACGACCGGCGATTCGCTCGGAATTGTTCCCAATTCGCCGGTTCAGCATCTGACCGGTTGTTCCGGCCCGATGGAATGATGACTCCGCAACCCAAATCGGTGTCAACGCAAAACATTTCAGCATCAAGCCGCGTGCGTAAATACAACCATGCTTTCCATACATCGCCGCACCAAACACCCGAACAAAGCGTTCGCGAAGCCGCTTGTTTGGTCGGCGGATCGACGTCGTGGCAAACAATCACCCCACCAGGGGAAAGGTGTTCGATGGAATGTTGAACATCGCGAATAACCTGTTCGCAAAGGTGCAATCCATCCACAAAGATTAAATCGAAAGTAGTAGTTTTCGATAACGAACCGAAAAATTCATCCGAAGGTTTGTGGATTGTAGCCGCCGAGTTCGTATCGGGATCTACACCCGTTTTGTGTTTGACGTTTACCTTTTGGAAATTGACGCCCCGTTGGACTCCGATTTCAAGGTACGTTTCGGCATAAATATAGTTAGCAATTAAGTTTAATAATTCAGTGCGAGTCATTTGAAATCCCAACAAGGAACAATTCGAGACGGACCCCGGTGATTGTGAGCCCAAATGAAAAAGCCATACGCCGTCGCATCGGTTCCGCCATTCGTAAACGAAGGCCGCGAAGCCAAAACCCGGACTTCACGTAAACATTTGCCAATCCCCTTCCAAAAAGGAACCCGTGCCTGGGATTCAGCAAACCCCAACCGCAATAAAAAAGCTACGTTCTTGCCCGTGCGTAAAGCTTTACGCACATGGTCTTCGGCTTCGAAATACGGTGGGTTTCCGATAATCCAGTCAAACATCGGTCCCCGATGGCGATACCGGAGGAAGTCCTGCCGTTCGACCTTGAACCGCGCAGCCGACGGTGCGTTGGGGTCAACATCAAACGCACGCACCACAGCCGTCGGTTGAGCCGCGAGAATCGCGTCCAGAAACGCGCCACCGCCCGATGATGGTTCCAACACCCGCGCACGCGGGGCGATGCGCAACAACCCCACACAAGCCCGCGCAACGGGGGCAGGGGTGTAATACCGATCTAACAGATCCCGCCCTCCCAAAGCATGGTTTACAGGCCCAATATCAGTCAACGGACCCGCCTCGCGCTTTGGTTTCGGTGCGTTCCAACGTATCGGACGAAACGCCTTTCATCCGGCACATGTCGTTGATGACGGAACGAGCTTCGTCGATGCTGCTTCCTCCGGAATACCCGTCGCTCGCCCAACCGGAACCCTTGAATATGATGGCGGGTACGCTGATTTTCCGTTCAGTGTCTCCCCCGCACGAGTCGCAAATGGGGTTCGGAACGTCAGCATTTCGAACCAACCGATCAAAGTTTGATTCGCAAACAAGGCATTGGTACTCATAAAGCGGCATATTTACTTCACCAATGAAAGGCCAGAGACCACAGTAGTATCGGTCGCTTCCATTTTACATTGGAATGCGTGGTCTAAACCGTGAAGAAATCCATTGCAGAAGTCTTTCGTGCCGTGGGCGATGCGATTGCCTTGGTTGTCGACAACAAACATCGGAGCTTTATCTTGCTCCATCACCGTTTTGAACCACTCAATAGTCCGCTGAATCCCCACATCGAATGAAACCTTCGGATTCCAACCCAATACAGTTCGAATCCGCATTGTGTTTGGTTTCCGCTGTCGGGGGTCGTCAACCATGCGAGGGTGCCGGACAAAGGTATTTTCATTTCCAACTTTTTGGATAATGGCATCGGCCATGCCATTGACTGTGCGTTCGTCTTCGGTCCCGATGTTGAACGGTTCGGAACTTTCGCTTTCCATGACCATTATCAACGCTTCGACTGTATCGGTAACGTAGCACAATGACCGGGTTTGTTCGCCTCCCCCGTGGATTGTCAATGGTTTTCCTGAAATCGCTTGCGTGATGAAGTTCGGAACCATCCTCCCGTCGTAACGGTCCATCCTCGGGCCGTAAGTGTTGAAGATGCGAGCAATTCGAATTTCAACTTTGTTATCGTCTCGATGCGCGCATAAGATAGTTTCCCCCAATCTTTTCGCTTCATCGTAGCATGCGCGAGGCCCAATCGGGTTCACATTGCCCCAATACGTTTCGGGCTGCGGGTGAACCAACGGGTCTCCATAGATTTCGCTCGTCGAAGCGAACAGAATCCTGGCGGCAGGCCAATGCGTTGCTAATTGATCAGTAACAACCGAGTTAATCCGGATGGTATTGAGTTTATTTCGCATGTAATGGCGCGGCGATGCCGGCGAAGCCAAATGGTAAATCCGGTGGTAATCATGCGAACCCCAAGGCAACCGTTCAATCGCATCCGGAAACACTTTCGTCAGGTCGCATTTGTAGAATTTGAAGTTCGAATTTCGGGAAGCCGAGCGGAGGTTTTCGACATTGCCCGTAAGCAAATTGTCGACACCCACAACCTCGTGACCGTCTTCGAGCAGATGATCAACGAGGTGACTTCCGACAAACCCGGCTGCGCCGGTCACCAGAATTTTCATTGAATCGCCTTTTCGAGTTCGTTCTTGGACATCGGCCCTCGGATCCCGTCGTTCGCAAGGTTCGAACGGGAACGTTGAAACTCGCAAAAAGCAGCCTGGGAATTGCGACCCCAAACACCGTCGATAGTGCCCGGGTTGAACCCAGCTTTTTGAAGTGCGAGTTGCCAATCACGGTCAGTTTCGATTCGAGTTCCGCCTTCGGACACGGTTGCTCCGGGTTCGGGGAGAACAAGGTGATGCCTGATAGCGTTAACGAGCGTTGTTCCGCTCGTTCCAGGACAATTTGCTTTTCCGAAAGAGTCATGCCCGTAAAGGGATTCCGTTGGGCATGGCACAGCTTGCCAAAGTTCGTCGGGTAAGCGGGCGTCTTTGCTCCGCCCGGTCAAATGCCCCCACAAACAAAGCGCAGCATGGAATTGATCGAAAGTCGGATGCCCGTTTTTCCCTTCATGCGTGGGTCCGTCAAAATCCCCGCCGAGGCAAATGGCGAGGAAATTTCCGTTGGCAGACGTCCCGGGAACAGGGGAACCATTTCCTCCTTGCGACCAAGTACGTTTATCGAGGTCATGTGCCCAATACACAGTTCCATCCATCTCAATGAAGAACGTATACAACAAACCTGGGCAACCATCAGCCGAAACGTGGTTTGGACCGCTGTGGTACAACGCGCATTTATACGCGCTGTCGCCACCAGCCGTTTGGTGCAGCACGCCCCCGCAGAGTTCTGAAACAGCGCGGGTATCAAACTTTTTCGTCGGGTGGCGTGGAAGGGTTTCGCGTCCATCAATGAATGAGAACATGGTGATTTTCCGGAGTTTTTGGGTCAAATCCAGGCCAACGGTCGATGACGGCTGTGCCTTTGTCGGTGAGTACATATGCAAGTTCTTGAGAACCGATGTGCGAGACTTCGGAACAAATGTAGTCCAAACGTTGAAACCCAGCTAATCGGTTTCGAAGCGAAGTATCCGAAAATGGCCACACATCGGCTAACTCGTTGAACGTTGTTCGCTGTTTCTGACGCATGAATAAAAGTAACCTTGCTGTTGACTCAATTCGGGACACAACGAATCCGCTTTCACAAGCCCACAACAAGTTCAACCCGTATGGTTCGATAGTGTACCGGTATATGGCTTTACGGGTCAAGGATGGGATTTGAGTTCGCCTTACCGCATGTTTTTCTAACAAACGATAGATACATTTTTCGAGCGTTTTCTCGCTTCGTCCTGTATCTTCCGACAATTCAGCGAGAGTCATGCTCGTTTCTCGGATTGAATCGAGAATATCGTACGATGTTTGTAGCTTATTCATTGCCCTGCCCCTTTTGGATGAAAGCCCAGAGATTTTCGAATCCGTACATCAACAGTTCGGCTCGCGTCAACGTATACAAGTCGATGAATGGGTTCGTAGTTGAACGCAACGGCGGTGCCGCTTTCGCGCCGAGTCGGCGGTAAACTAACGGAACATCGAAGTACCACAACGAGTCGTGGTGGTCGATTACCACCTTTGAAGGTTTGATGTGGTCGTTGATAATTTTGAGAAGGCAATCGACGGTGTGTTCATCGTACAGGTCCGGGAAGATGGAGTCCGCGTTGACTCGGTCCATTTGTGGCCCGTCCAAGCCGTGTTCATCCAACAACCAAACCTGTTGTGGGCAATCTTCTGAATATTCGATTAGTGATTTGCCGGCGATTGTAGTCATCCCAGGGATCCAACGGAACAATGGGCAGTTGACGATTCTTTGAGCGCAGTGGTTCATATTCATTTTTACGCCCCCTTACGGTCAGTGTTTTTTTGGTCCCGGATTCGGATGAATTCGAGAGGGGTAATGCCAAAGTAGTCAGCACCATCGCCGATGGTTGTGCCTTCGCCCGTTTTGATCCAAGCCCAAAGTTCGGATTTGAGCGGGATACGCGGAGTGAGGCGTTCTTTGCCCGATGGCCACACGTAGTTCATACCCGGCTTGTCGGTCCACCAACGCAAGTAATATTCGGGGTTTTTCTCCATCAGGTTGCTTCGGTGAGAAGCATGAATTCCGCCGCCCCACCAGTGGGGCATTTCGTAGTTTTCGATGTCGAACCCCTTGTCGTCAGCAAGGTTCACGAACCATTCAAGCGTAGTGTCCGCATGGCCCCGTGTCTCCCATTCGAGGGCGATGGCGATGCTGTATCCCAACAACGCCGGTTCATACCCGAGCCACATGCGCGTAGCTGGATGGTGGGGCCAACCCTTTCCCGTTTCGATGTCATACAAACCGAGAAGGGTTTTGAGGATGATTTGGCATTCGGAACGTTGCTTGTTGAGTCGGTTGTCGTCTAAGACGAATGCACATTGGTTAAAATTGCTTTCGAAAGGTACAAATGTCTGCATGGTTGTTGTCCTTACGGGTTGTTGGTTAGCCAATTGAATGTCGGTTCAACGTCGGTGTGAAGTTCCGGGACCACGGGGAGCGCATTAGGCTCGGATAGCGCATCGGCCCAAGCGGTCACGATTTTCAATGTCCCAAGCACGGAAGTCAATCTGTAGACTAACCATTTTTGGGAAATATTTTTTTTGTCGTGAAGGGCATCCGGGTAGTGGTCGATGAATACGTTCACGATGAGTTGATGAACGATGTCAACCCATGGGCGTACAGTCCGCCAGAAATGCGGCGTCAAATGGTAGGTAGACGGGGGACGACAAAACCCGTAAGTTTGCCCCGGTGGCGTAAAATGCCGAATGAACCCTTGTTGACGCAAGGATTGTTGCCATTCCGCATCGTAACTTTGAATTTCATGCATTCCGGCATGAAGCCAGAACGTATTTTCGTGTTGTTCCTTCACGTAATGTTGGAGGAAATCATTCAGAAGGAACAACAATCGTTCCGTCGTTTGTTTTGTAAGCATGTAAGCGTATTTCCGCGGTTTTCCGGGGCAACGTGCCCCGGGAAATTATAACCCGGCACGCCGTTCGACGGGGCGAAAATCTTGGCTTTTCGTGGTTACTTTTCCTTGAAAATTTCAACCGCTTCTTGGATTGTTAACCACTTACCTTGTTTGCCGGGCGGGTCAATCCGGATGAGGTTTTCGCACAAATCGATGTGTACGAGCGCGTCTGGTTGCTTGGTTTTTATCAATTTCAAGAGCAAAGCAATAGTAATGTTCATGGCGCAGCCTCCAACGCAGCGACAAGTGCCTCGGCTTCGGTGGACGCTTCAATCATTCCGTGACCTTTTGGGTCCAACCAGTTCCCACCCCCTGTGCCAGCCCTGCTCACCGTGAAGAAGTAAGAAGTGTAGAACACGTACAGATAGGGGTCGCCCCACGCCTCCCGCACCAACGCGAGTAATCCGCCCAGCGTGGCGGGGTCGCGTAGGTCGGGCAGAAGATCGTCCCAGGCGACCGTGTCCACCGCTGATAGCCCTGACCAGTCCTCGTCGACATCATCAGGCACCAGATACCCCGCGCCACAGATGCGCCCATGCTGGGTGAGCATTCCCGGTAGCCATCGCCAGCCGGGACAGGCGACGGCTCGATTTGCTAGTCCAATCATGGTTTTTCCCCTTACAAGATCGGTTCAGCCAATTCATCCCGAATCCGGAGAAGCAAGCTCAAATATTCTGCATCTTCGGTGTTCGAATTGGTTTCAAGTTGTTGTTCGATACGTCTGATTTCATCTAACGTTTCGGTCAAAATGTCTTCGGCTGTGGGGCAAGCCCCGCATCTTGCGCAGGAACCACACCAACCGTCAGAGCAATTTCCTCGGTCGTAGTTTTTTCGAATCATCCAACCGGCATGCCTCATTCGTTCCCCCTTTGTGAAAGTGAATAAGAATTTGATTTCCAAAGATTAGCAGGTTCAAGGCCCAATCTCATAAGGGGCGGCAATGTGTATGTTCCCCGAGTTGCATGGGCTTTCCAAGCAATGACGGTTTTCACCGGCACATCGAACAAGTCGGCGACCTGTTCAATGGGAAGCATCTTGGCAAATTCAACAGCCGTGGGAGCCAAACGGCCTAATGAATGTTCAATGTCTAAAGAATGAAACAAGAAATTAGTATTGTTTTGAAGTAATTCTTTTTGGATTTTTTCGGATTCATGCGGCTGGGTAATCGCAAAAATTGCAGTAAAAAACGGCGTTCCGCCGCTCACGGAGCATCGGCTGTGATACCCAACGACTCCGATGCATGTAAACCAGGGTCCATCCCCGGGGTGACGACCATACAAAGCGGACGACAATGCTTGAGCGGCACCCTGCAATGCCATTGCCCGAAGCATGGCTTTACCAAACGGGGCTAACCTTCCATTTCTGCGATAAATTTTGCTCCCGTTGTAATCGCCGTCAGTTTGTAAGCCTATGTATTTTTCGAATTGGAGGTTTGACCGGAATTGTTGTTCTGTAATTTCCAACAACCGGCGAGGGTCCAAACGTTCAGCCGACAACACGTAAGCCCCAACAGGGTTGCCCATTTTCCGGTTATGTATAGCGTGGCGACGCCTTCGAGCCCTTGGGATTCCACCCGTCAAAACACGACGCGGAGCGCCCATGTGCTCCCGGCCTTTGAGCATGGTTACGGCAATAATCGAAGGCAATGAGCCAACGTTCCATGCAACATCAGCAACCGTTCGAATGTTGGCTGCGGTCAAACCACCGCAGAAATCAAGATGGGCGAAGGAGTAATTGAACCGTTCGGACAATTCGCCGGCTTCGCCACAAGCGGTTTGAACCCCCGGATATGCTTCATTGCAATAGTCCAACCAATCTTGGTCGAAATCTACGGCAGTTACCGTATCCATGGGAAGTCCCCAACCCCGCAGGACGGACAAGTCGCCGCCTTCCCCGGCAAGGACATAAGCCCCCTGGTATGGAACTTGAAGCCGATTTGCGGCTTGTAAAATCAGGCTCCATGCCCTAAAACGGCTCAATTTTTTGCCAGGAGAATCACCTTTGTAAGTCGACATTCACACCCCGTGGTTGGTTTCGAGATGCATAACACGTTCCGTGTTGCAGTTCAAATGCTAGTGGCGGGAATCGAACCCGCACGGTCAAAGCCGGGGGATTTTAAGTCCCCTGTGTCTACCAGTTCCACCACACTAGCGTAATGTTCAATCTTCTATGCTTTTCTGAATGAGATAATCAACGAGGTTGCGGGAATACTCATTCAACAAGTCGTCAATGACTTTCAAGTACAAAGGTAAACAATCAATATTTTCTTGGATTTCCCGGTAAACGGTTCGTTGTATTTCTTCCCTTTGATGTTTGCCTTGACGTATGAATCTAGGGTCTTTGAGTCCATATGCCGACAATATACAACGCGGGGTTATTGACTCAATGTCATTGAGTCGATTCATCAATCGATCAAGGTCTGAAATCAAGTTGGAAGGCCAACCAATTCGCATTGCAGATTGAAGTTCAGAATCAATTTGGTTTTTTGTCGATGCGATCAACTCGAACACCTTGGCATACACATCGTTCTGCTGTTCCAAGGGATCAATTATGGTGAACCAATATTGGTTTGCTAATGCGTCAAACACGTCTTCAGAAACGAATTTGAAGTCTAACAAGGAGTCAAACAAACTGAAGTAGATATTTAACGCATGTTGTCTTTGAGCTTCAAGCGGGCGGACCAACTCGATCAATTGGAGCATGTTTTGATATTTGTCGCTCATTGGAACTCCGGACTGTGATTGGGAACATGCACGCTTTTGCATTGAGCCAACCGTTCAAGGTGTTCAAGAACAACAGAATCGGATTCAGCTACCAACGGTTGTAGTTGATTCAACAAAGGCTCAATGTGGGCTTTTTCAATGATTGCAAGCCCATAATGCATCGGCACCTTTACCGCCTCGATGACACCCCCGTACACAGTGATTCGGTTCCGACGGCGCTCGATGAATTCGAAAACCAAGCTCACATGCGAAGGGTGGATTCGATATTCAAGTCCTTCAATTGTGAATTGGAGCAATGGAAGGTTTGTCCCGAATGTGGGACCAGGAGCATTCAACATGAGCCAATCATACGTGGTTTGTTTTTGGGGAGTGAACCCGTATCGCCCTTCGATATAGTCGGAAACTGTTTCCGACAATTCGAGATTTGAGCAATAGTGGGATTGAACCTTCGAATCGTACGGGTACAAAAGAAATGAAGCTTTACGCATCGTAGTTCCGTGGTTGGTATTGGGTTGTCGCGACTTTTAATTCTTTCTTGTTATGCAACAAGATATATGGGCCAACATCATCGTAGCGAAGCACCCGCCATTCGTATGCTCCGACGTATGCTCCGATTTTTCGGCCATTGGTTCTCGGAACATAAACGAATGCAAGGAGTTGGCCCTCATGTTCGTGAATGTCGCTTGGATGGACTTCAAACATGCCCGGGAACCGCCGAGCAGGGCGGCCTTTTTCTGGTCGCCCTTCCCACAACGCATCAACTTTCATTTTTACCGCCGTCGTTGTTGTTAGTTATCTTTCGCGGCTTTGCAACGGTCACGGTGCAAGCGTTGATACTTGCTGTGATACCAAGGCAACCTGTGGCCGCAGACAATGCATTGGACTTTTGCGTTTCTCCAACCTGTTGGAGTAGGTCCCAACGTTGTGAAACCTAGTTCAGCAGCACGCTGGTGGCCTTCTTTGTTGCGCTGCGTCTGTGCTGGTGGCCATTGCTTGCGTGTCATTCCCCCCCCTTTGTTAAGCTGTGCGCGGGCGTTTCAATGTCACGAGCGTACAAGTTGTTGAGTAAACGAATATCCTCAATGGTTAGTTTTTCGTCTGTGGGGTCGTACCAACCCCCTGCAACGCCAGAAAAATCTAACCACCGGATAAACAACAACGGTTTGCCTCCGGCATTTTCGGCAAATTGGATTCCATGACCTTCGCCGAAGGAAATATGCCGAACCGGCACCCGGATTGAGTTGATTTTACTCATGTCCGGAATCCCAAACGATAGCGTCGGTGAGGACGTCGCTCGCCAAATGATTTGCCTCGTTTAGAAGCGAATTTGCGATGCGCGATTCTTCACGCGAACGAGCCCGGTCCAACCATGTTTGGAAAACCTCATGGACATGGTTTGGCTCGGGTTGGTCGGCCATTTTTCGAACAAGCTTCAGAAGTTGGAAAGCCAACTCGTTTTCGTAGTTTGGCATAGGTCACCGGGTTGTGAGTGGTTGTCGGCGCAACGCGCCAAGAACACCGTAACCGATCACCGGAACCGATACAACGGAAAATTAACCTTCGAAGGGGGCTTTTTCCGGAAGGACGTGAGACCCGCTCAATGTCCAAACTTCATAATTGTGACCGCTCGCAGATTGATATAGTCCGACATTCAAGCCAACATGATGCAACACCGCTCGGTTTGTTGTGCTTGATTTCGCGATGTCTAACAGCTTCTCCAATTCCGCTACCGATAAAATCAATCTACAATCAGTTCGTTGTGTTTTATCCCCGTAAAACACCTTTCGGATTAACCGGTCAGAAAGAGGGTTTTGTATCGGAGTGCGATTGACTTCGATCATCCTCGGATCGATCCACTCGTCATTGCTCATTGATGACCTCTTGATAATTTTCGAAAGCATTTTTGGGTACTTCACCGCTCGAAACGATAGCCCCCAAGATAGCGCAGATCTCTTCGGCGTCGGCATGCATGGCTGCAACGATGTTACCACCGGTTGCTTTAGCATGGCGAACCCGCATGCTTTCAATCGGGGCGAGTACGTTTCTGGCTTCGCCCGTTTGTTGGACGTTCGTTAACTCTGTCCTCAATTGAAGCAGAGCCGGAATATCGCGGAGGCTAACGCGAATATCGCCCGCAGTAATACGTTTCGCGATAAGTCCCAAAGCGCCATCGATCAACGATACGTGAGCCCTTCGAGTTCTTTTCTCTCTCTCTTCCGCAGCGTCACTGACGTTGTCTTTTTTGATGGCTTTACGGACATCATCACTTACACTTGCAGCAATAGGCGCTGTTGGTGAAAACGGTGTTTCCAACAAAGTTTCAATGTGAACGATTTCTCGCAACCGCCATTCTGGATAATACAAAACGCGATAAGCTTGTGTGGCTTTCAAACTTGAAAGTTCGCCTAACTCTTCGGCTCGCGCGACCCAATCCCACCTCTTTTTCCATTCACGTAAAGTGCTTTCGTTACGTGAAACGGCTTCGGCCGTTCGTCTGACCGATCTTTTCTCTGAATCTTGCATGCACCAAAGTAGAAAAGCCCGGTGAGCACGGGTGCTCTCGCCGTTTCTATTTTGAAGTGAACTTTCAACAGAAGTGGGCATGATTACTCCTCAAACCATTGTAAATTAGAAAATGTACTTCTTGGAAGTCAATGTTAACCACCATTAGCTTTAAGTGATATGGTTGGTGCTGTGAGGTTCATTGTGTCAACGAAGTTGATCAACGGTTTGAATTTGGTCCCCCAACCAAAGGTTGAAAACAACCAGATTGGTGCAGGTGGATGGTTAACGACTCGTTCTTCGAGAAAAATGGCACTTCGAGACCGTGTCGGGTTTCTAATCAACCCGTACCTTCCAAGTCCATCAATTCCCGGAAGTCGGTCCAATTACAGTGACCAAGACCGGTTTCTCACCAACACCGAACTTTGGCAGATTTACAGGCGAACACCCGATGTCAGGGCGGCAGTTGATTCTATTGTTCGCCGCGTGGCTACGTTCGATTGGACAATTACGCCTGACGTTGATCCGAGAAGTCCAGAATTTGATGAAGCCAACAAATTAGCTTCCAGAATCAACACTTGGTTAATGGCTCCCAACAACAATGGGGATACATGGCAGGAAATTTGGACTGCCGTATTGACCGATCTGTTAGTTTATGATGCGTCAGCATTAGAACTCGTTCGCGATACAAACGGTGTTGTAAGAGAATTAGTTCCACTAAAGGGTTCTTCGATTCGTCCGATTATGGATGAACACGGAAAGCTTCTGTTTTACGAACAGGACTTGTACGGCGATGCCGGCACAAGCGCCATTCTGAAGGCGCGCGACGAAAACCCCACATTTCCCTCGGAAGACATTGTCTTTTTGAGGTTATTCCCCACCACGGCAACGCCGCTCGGCAACCCCCTGATTGAAGCCCTGGTGAATGAAGTCATCACATTGCTTCGAAGTTCAGAGCATACGATGATGGCTCTGGATGCCGACGAGATTCCTCCGGGGATTCTCGTGTTGGCTGGCGTTGCAGGCCAAGCCGCGCGTGAAGCGCGGGCTGACCTTATGCAGATGCGGGGTCAAGACCATAAAATTCGAGTTTTGACTACGCCAGATCCGCAAGCGGTAGGTGCGCGATGGGTTGAACTGCGCCACACGCCCAAAGACCTTGAACTCAATGAAATTGTCAAAGAGGTAAGGCGCACATGTTGGCGAGTGTTTGGAGTAATGCCGGTTGAAATGGGCGCTTCAGATGCAATGCCCCGGGCTACGGCCCAAGTGCAGTTGGACGTAGCGTCTTCTCACCTAGTTACTCCCGTTCTGGAGTTATTACAGGCGAAGATCAACCGCGCCATCATCCCCGAGCTTTTACGCACCGTCGATGCCGATCCGTCACAACAGTATTTGATTTCTT